TCAGGACTGGATATTAGGCGGCGCGTCGGTGCCGTGACGCTTGTCGATTTCCCGCGCCAGCTTCACCACGCGAGCCTCGACATACTCCAGCAGTTCCCACACCAAATCCATGCGAATTCCCTGGCTGTATCGGGGGATGTGGCTGGAGCGCCTCATCTGAGCAGTTTTAGCGTCGGGCCTGAGCTCTGTCTTATGCCGGTCCCAATCAGCGTGCGCAACAGCCTGGTCGCGCGCCGCGAGAATCTTCCTGTGGACTTCAAGAAGATCCGGGCGCTCCTCGAAAAGCCCGAGCGCCTCGATGTCGAGCATCGGGGCAGCTTTTCCTTGGCTGCGCGACTTCTTGAATGACCTCGAATACACAACGAATACCGCGACCAGGACCGCGGTGTTGATGCCCCACAGCGCGCCGAAAATCTCCGCTACGGGCTTGGGCTCCACACGCAGCAATTCTTTGATATAGCTCTTGGCCTCGCGCATGTCGCGGCCGGCCAAGTACAAACGATGGGCGAGCTCGAGAGTCACGCGCCCATCTGCACCATGTTGGGCTGGGCCGACTCAACCCAGCGCTGCTTGATGTAAATCTCGGTCGTGGTCTTGTTCGCGTGGCCGAGCAGCGACTGGATCTCTTCGATTGGGTGCTTGGCCAGCCACATGTCGGTAGCGCCCTTGCCCTTGAGATCGCGAAACCCGAAGCTTTTGATCGGCAGCTTGCCGCGCGCCTTGCGCCGCACGTTGGCCACGGCGATCGCGTCCTTGAGCATGGAGCACAAGCCGTCGTACGTGTAGAACTCGCCCTTCAAGGTTCGCACCAGCGGGTCCGCCTCGTGCAGTTTCACAACCACGTCCGGCGGGATCAACGCATCCAGCTCGGCACTGAAAGCGATCGCCATCGGTCGGCCGGTCTTGTGCTGCACGAACTCGAGCTGGCGCTTCCCGTTGCGAGTCTTCACGACGTCTCGCCGATCCCATAGGATGATGTCGCTTTCGGGGCGCTGCAGCGTGCGATAGGTCAGCGCCATCATCAGCCGCACGGGGCGGTTCGCGCACTCCCAAACTTCCTTGTACTCATCGTGATCGACATAGCGCGTGCGCTTCGTCTCTGGATTGCGTTGGATGCCGCTGCCGCGCATGCACGGGTTTACCAGCATGCCGGGCACCGGCTTGTCCGGATGACGCAGCAGCCAGCTGATGCACGCGGACAGCGCCGCGCGCCGCCGGTTTCCCTGGACCGGCCGGCCGGCTTCGGCCTCTTCGCGCAGAAACTGCTGCACGCCGTCCGGCGTCACGTCCAGCGGTGTGCGTGGCGGGGCCCAAAACTCGCGCAGCGGGCCCGGATCCTCCGGGGTGCCCATGGCGTCCTTGTAGTCGTCCAGTGTGCGCTGGGCCAGCTTCACGCCCTTGACCGTGGACTTGAGCGCGACGCGGCGCTCACAGTCGGTCAGGAACATGTCGAACCAGTAGGAGAGGGTGCCGTAGCGCCCGTCAGGGTCATTGAAAAGCCGCGCCTTCTGGTTGGCCTGGTCCTTGTCGGTGCCCAGGCGTTCCCACCCTTTGCCGGGATGGGCGTAGAAGTACGCCCCGTGACTGAGGTACACCCTGGGTTCCAGCCCCAGGTCGTTCTTGCGTCTCCGACCCATGGTCGCCATATTACCCCCGAGCCTTCTTGCCGAATTTCGCCCGGTACCCGGCCCGGTTGGGCGGCATTGGCTCACGCGTCGCACCTGCGTCGTTGGCAGCTTGCTGCTGGCCGAACTGTCCTCGGGTCACCGCGTCGTAATGGGCGCGCTCCAGGATGACCGGTCCCTTGCCGTCGCCGCGCCGGAAAGCGCGCACGAAGCCGCGGGCGTGCAGCGCCTTCAGCTGGTCCGCCGGCCGCACATAGCCGCCGCTCGCGGCCTCCACTTCGGCAGGCGACAGGTTCAGGCTGGTGGCGGGAGTTGGCATGTTGAAGAACTCCGTGCCTGGCAATTGGTGGACGTTACCCATTGCCCAACTCCTTCAGCGCGTCGCTGCGCGCTGCGTTCAGCTCGGCCATTTTGTCGTTGCTGCCGCCGGGCTTGTCGGGGTGGGCCTTGCTGGCCAGCTGGCGGTAGGCCTGTTCCACCTCACCAGCCTTAGGCAGGCGCTCCAGGCTCAGGCCCAGCACGTCGCTCCAGTGCTTGCCCGCCGGCGCCGGCAGCGCCTTGAACCCGGTGAAGCTGGCCCGCACCAGCGCCAGGGTGCCGTGCCGCAGCTCGACGCGTCGCGCCTCGAGGATGTGGTGGATGGCCTGCAGGTTGGCCTCGACGGTCGCGTAGCGGTCCACCGGGATGCACACCTGCAGCCCGTCCCAGGTGAACCACACAGCCACGCCTGCGTCGGTCGGGCGCATTACGCCCAGCGTCACGTTGCTGCTGATCACCACGGCGCTCACCGGCTTCTTGCTGTCGGAGCCAAAGCGCACCAGGCTCACGTCGACGTTCTTCAGCGCGCCGGCCAGCGTCGTTTTGAACTGGCCCTTTTCGGGAGCCTTCGAGCGGGGAAAGCCATGCGGCCAAGACAGTGGGAAGGCGGTAGCGCTCATGGTTTCGTCCGATCGAAGCGGAAGCGCCACTCCAGGCGCCATTGGGGATGGCCGTTGCCGGGCCTCCAGTGGATGTTGGGGCAGGCGTCATCGCCGTAACGGTGCAGTCCCAGCCGCTGGCCGCAGGCGAAGCACTGCTGCTGCAGGCGAAGCACTGCTGCTGCAGGCCGACGGCGCGCAGCTGGTGCACGTTCAGGCTCATGTCCTGGGGCGGAGAGTCGATCACTGGCACCACCTCACCCCGCAAGCGCCCGCGCACTGGCCGCGCGAGATCCCATTGGCGAAAATGGTGAAGTTCAGGGCCGAGTTGCACCGCGGGCACTTCATCTTCCCCACGTACTCGCCGGCGTCGGGCTTGTGGCTGTACGCGGCGGCCATCGCGTTGGCCACCTGGCCGCGCTGTTTGATGGATGGAGGCTCGAATCTCATGGCCTGCGCCCCTTGAGTTCGTCGGCCAGCAGCCGCGCCATTGGCGGTGCGATTTCCTTAGTCAGAAGGCTGGCTAGATCGTTGCGCGGCAGCGAGTCAACGGCAAGGCGGCTGATCCCGTAGCAGACCTCGCGGCCAGAGAAGGCAATGCGCGCGTGGACGGCTTCGTTCATCACGTCTGAGTGGACGCTAGAAACCAGCAACTCCAGCGGTACTGTGCGGAGCGCGACAGACAGCGGGAAGTCATCGTCCGGGGCAAGCAGCGACGGAAGTTCAGGGACCATAGCCAACATCCATTGGCAGCGATGGTTTCGCGCCGAGCTGGTTTCGGTGGTGGTCGGATCAAAGATCAGCGACAGCCGCGCGGCGCGACTTTTGGCGCGCGCAATCTCGTCTTCCGCCTTCCGGCGTTGCTCTGACTGATACGCGGCCAGTTGTGATTCCCTCTCATACGCCTCACCGAGCCGCGCGATTTCCTCGCGTGCGCGCCTGCGTTGGTTGCGTCCGAATCGCTTGCTCATGTCGTCAGTCCTTGAGGTGCTGGCAGCAGCCTGGAGAGCAGGCCGCGCTGGTGGTTGTGGTGTGGGCAAACATCGAGATCCGGGCCCAGGTGCAGCGCGTGGTCTCGCAGATCGGCACGTCGCAGCCGGGCCAGTCGCACAGGTAGGGCGCCATCTGAAGGCAGCGAACCAGTTCGCCGGCTTTCGTGCGCAGGTAGAACGGGCAGGCCTTCGGTGGGTTCTTGCGCGCCTTGCCGCCCAGGTTGATATGGACCATCAGGCCGCCGACGCGGTAGTAAGGCATCAGAACGGCACTCCGTCGTGAACTGCTGCCAGCTGCGCAACGCGCCTGGTCTCCATCACCTTGCCATTGATGTTCACGTGCGTCGGAGCTTCGATGTTCACGCTCACCATGACGGCTTCGAACAAGACGAAGCGGCCGTTCGGGTGGTAGCGCTGTAGGCGCAGCGCCTCCTGCTCAGCGACTTGTCGTGAGCACTGCAGAACGGTTGGTCGCTTGTCCGCCGGGATGCGATGCAGCGTATGCGGCCCGCTGGTCCAGTTGTCGGACTCGGCCATGTCGAGGATGAGGAAGGCTTCGTCCATCAGGTCTCCACGTGCGCCGAAACCGGGAACGGCCAGCAGGTGAGAGGACATTCGACAGCCTTGCTTGCCACAGGCGCAGCGGCAGCCTGCAGGCGATCGCGCGCAGCTTCCTCGGGGAAGTGGGCCGCCACGTAGGCCTCGACTTCTTCCCGGGTGCAACCGTAGGCTTGCAGTGCCTCACGGGCCGTCTTGCCAAAGGTGCCGCGGGCAAGGCGAACAACGCTGTCGCCGCAGCGCACACAATCGCGACGCTCGCCGATACCCCACATCGTGCGCGAATCGTTTTGGACAGCGCGGTACGCGGTCACCTTGCGCTTGATGTGGCGCTTGCACGGGTCGATCATGGCTTGAGCCTCCGGAACGAAACGGCCCACACCCACGGGTTCGCATCCCAGCTGCCGGGGCCGTTGATGGATTCCCACAGGTGCATGTAGGCCGTTCGCGGGCTCGCGTAGTCGCTGAAAATCGTGCTCGCCTGCGTGGGCGACTCTTTGCTGCGCTCAATGCCTTCCGCCCAGCAGTCGGCCTCGCTGATGGCCTGCAGCCGCTCGACGCGCACGCCGGTCACTTCCAGCAGAATGCGGCTGGCCCAGCGCGGCATGAACATTGACGGACGTAGCTTGCCTGTGCATTCATCGCGCGGCGCCATACCGTTGGCCTCGTACCAGACCGAGTGCGGTTGCAGATCGCGCGGAGGCATGTCGTCGCACCGCCCGTCGTCGCCTGTCGTGCGCCATGCTTCGCGCACCCAGAGCCGGTCGCCTGGCTGGCCGTAGGGGCATGCGAACAGATTGCCGCCGCTACCGTGCCCGGTTGCGGCCAGCACCCAAGCCCAGTTGCCCTGGGAGTTTTTGTACGGCGCGACTGGACTCAGCCCGGCACCACCATTCGGCTGGGGCTGCGGCTTCACCACTCGGCGCGTCTGCGTCTTCGTGCCGGCCAGCAGCGCGCGGATCATGGGAGCGGAAAAGAGAATGGGCCGCTCGGTCATACTGCGCATTTCAACGAAAAAGGGGAATCCAAATGGGACTGGACCAACTCTTCAAAGTACCGCAGGTGCAGCTGGAATCGGTTCGCGCTGCCGTGGTGAAGCGCGGGCTGGACCCGGCCAGTTTTCAGTTGGTGGCAAAGAACAACTTTCTCGCGGAAGGCCCGTTCAAGACCATCATTACCGTGACTCGCGGTACCAAGTCTCTGGACTTCGAGCGCGTTTTCGACGGCAAGTGGGTCGACGATTTCAAGCAGGCTCTCGAGCGCGGCGAATTCGACTGACGGCAGTTGGAGCAAGCCGCACTGCTCCAGCGACCTAATCCTGTTGGCCGTGTCGGCGGCTGCCGGGATGGGGCGCTCGGTCATACTGTGGGTTCCAAAGAAACTAGTCGGCCATGCTTAAGACTGGCCTGGAGGGGCGGGGCATGAAAAGTCGGTCGTTTGATGCGGGATGGGCACTCGTCCTGCTGTGGATAACCGCGGCGCTGGGTATCTGGTTTCTCGCCAGCATTGCTGACAATGTGGATAGGTGGCTGATGGCAAACCAGCACCTGTCCGCGTGGGTTCAGGCGGTCGGCACCATAGCGGCGATCCTGGCAGCGGCGTGGATCGCACGACGACAGGAGCGCAAGGCGGCCCACGCGGCAAAAAGTATTGCGGTAAAGAAGGCGGTGACCTTTGCGGCTACCGTTCAGAATGGCGCCGAAGAGGTGCGCGAGAAGGGCTCGATGTGGACCCAGCACTCCAAATTGCGGCGCCTTGTGCTCGAAGAGGCAGTGCTGGACGCGAGGACTATCGACGTGGCTTTGCTTAACCTCGAATGGCTCGTGGCTGTGCACGGGCTGCGAAGCATCGCGGTGCAGATGTGCGAAGTGATGCGTCAGTTCGAAAGCAGTTCCGAACGTGAGATTGCTGCTAGCGACCCCCGTTACCAGGGTTTGGCTCGATCCATTACCTACGAGAAAATGGCGACTGCCATCGCCGAATACGAGCCAAAGATCCAGAACCTCATCGAGATCTTGAGAAAGAAGCATCCTGGTGTCGATGCGTATGCAGAATAGACCGGCACTCATGCGACCAGCCTTTCGGGCTGCTGCTCGCGGTAGTTCGCCTCGACATAGGCCCTGGCCATCGGCGGGCAGACGCTGTTGCCGCACATACGCACCTGGGCCGTCTTCGTCAGCACCCGGCCGTCGCCGCCGCGGTCGATCTGGTAGCTCTCCGGAAATCCCTGCGCGCGATACAGCTCGCGCGGGCTAAGCATGCGCATGCCGATGTCGACGATGGCATACGGCTCCCCCTTGACCATCACCAGGCCGAAGCGGTGCTTGGTGGTGACGGTGTGCAGCGGCTCGGCCAGCTGGGGGTCTTGGTCGGTGCCGTAGTACTTGATGAGGAAGGCGCGCACCTCGGCGTGGTGCAGACCCTGCGCGCTGATGGTGTGCAGCGGTTCGGCCATCGACTGGGCGCCCTTGCTGGTGCCTCGCAGCTTGATCAGGTTGCTGGTGACGATGGCGGTGTCGGCCTTCGACGTGATGGTCGCGGTGGGCTCGGCCGCACCGCGCGGGCGGCTCTGGCCAGCGCGCCCGCCGACGCCCACAAGTGCGGCTGTGACCAAGTGGTGGTGGTCTTGCGTCGTGATCGTGCTGATCGGCTTGTCCATCGGGGTGCCCGGGGTTTCGTGCCCGCCGTAGTGCTTGGCTATGAACGCCTGGACGACCGCGTGCCTGTTCTCCGTGGTCGTGGTGCGCAGCGGCTCGTTCGCGCGCCAGGTAGCAGTGCGAGCCCCCTTGTTGTCGACGGCGATGAGCGATGGGGCGATGAGCGCACGCTCTCCGCGGTTCGCACCGGTGATCGTGCGAAATGGCTCATGCAGAGATTCGATGCGATCGCCGCCCTGATGCGTCAGAGGAACGATGAACGGGTCTGCAGCGTTCACCACGTAGCGCATCATCCCCTTGGCTATGCGCCGCATCGTGGCCTCGGCCAGCGGGCGCTCGCGCGTGAAGATGGACGGGCAGTGGGTGTCCCAGTCAATGCACTCGGCCGCCGTGCGGTATGACTTGAGCTTCTTGGCCTTCACCGGCAGGCTGTCGGGCGGGCCGTGCGTGGCCGCAGGGAAGACGATGGGCTCGCCATCGCACCTGGCCACTAGGAATAGGCGCTTGCGAATCGTGGGCGTGCCCAGATCGCAGGCGCGGTCCTCCTTGAAGTCCACCACGTAGCCCAGGTTCTCCAGCGTTGACTTCCAGCGCTTGAAGGTGCGGCCCTTTCGCAGCGGGCAGGGTCGGCCGTCGGTGCCCAGCGGACCCCAGTTCTGAAATTCCTCGACGTTCTCCAGGAAGATGACGCGGGGGCGCACGAGCTTGGCCCACTTGATTCCCACCCACGCGAGGCCGCGGATCTTCTTGCTCACCGGCTTGCCACCCTTGGCCTTGCTGAAGTGCTTGCAGTCGGGGCTCATCCACAGCATGCCCACCGGGCGGCCATCACACACGGCCACGGGGTCGACCTCGAAGACGTCGCTGACGTAATGCAGTGTCTGGGGGTGGTTGGCCTGGTGCAGTGCAACGGCCTCTGGGTCGTGGTTGATGGCGATGTCGACGTGCCGGCCAATGGCCTGCTCGATGCCGGTAGAGGCGCCACCGCCGCCTGCAAAAAGGTCGATGACGAGGTCATCTTCGATGGGAAGGACGAACTGGGGTGTGAGCATATTGGTGCAGCCGCGCGAGGCGGCTGGCTTGTGGTTCAGTGCTGGGTTTCCGTCTGGCCCAGCGTCGCGGCCAGGGCTTGGGCTGGCGTCTGCTTGCCGCCCTTCTTCTCGGTGTCCGTCTTCTCGCTGGCCAGCAGGTCCTTTTGCGCGCTCACAATCTCCGGGGCCGTGACCTCGATGTCGCGCTCCAGGCTCTTCAGGATGCCCAGCTCGCCAATCGTTTCCGCATCGACGTCAGCGGTGTAGAACTGGAAGTAGTGGTCGACGGTGCCGCCTTGCTGCGGGTCGATCTTCATCTTGCGCACCGTGCCGTCCTTGAGCGTGAGGTTCGCGTGGCCGGTGGCGCCGCTGTAGATCTTCAGCTTGCAGCCGGTTTGCTCATAGTCCCAGCCGATGGAGCCCAAGGCCTTGGCTGCGGCGGTGAGGTCGGGCAGGTCCGATACCGGCTCGATGCCCGCCAGCGTGTTGCTGTTCGGACTGGCCGGGCCGTCCTTCTCGTAGAGGAACCGCTGCAGCGTCCCATCCAGCATGTTTAGCTTGGTATTGGGCAGAGAGACCTTCAGCGACAGGCAAACGGCCGGCTGGACGTCGGTTTGACCCATCTTCAGCGACAGGATCTCGATGGCGGTGATGGTGGCGGCGTGTTTGCCGATCAGTTCGAAGCGAGAGGGCATGGTTTCTCCGGGAGTTGTGGGGTTCAGGCGCGGGCACTGGGGAAGGGCCACGGCACATGCGAGCCAGTGGCAGCGGGCGCGACCGGCTCGGTCTCGGCCTTGGGCGGCGCGTACTTCTTGAAGGGCAGCGCCTTGATGTGCGCACCGAAGTACTTGCCGATCGACTCGGCGGCCATGAACTCGGCGTGCACCTTCGGCTCGACGTTCGGGTAGTGGTAGATGGTCCCGGGGCCGCGTGTGAAGGTCACGGCCAGCGTCTTCGTCAGCGGGTCATAGCCGACGGCAGCGACCTGGTTGGATTTCACTGGCGTGAGCGGGATGTTCGGCATGGCCTCATCGGTGATGGGCGCAGCGGCATTGGTCTGAGTGGTCATGGTTTCTCCGGGGTGAAGGGAAAGGTGCCGGGCACTGTGATGGGGTCGGGCGGCCCGGCGTTGAGCCCGATTCAGGCGGCTTGCTTCTGCTTGGCCTGCACCGTGCGGATATGCGCGTGCAGCGCCTCGCAGATCAGGTCGAATGTGGCCTCGTGAAACAGCAGCGCGCTTTTCTCCTTGGCCGCGGGCTCGAAACCCAGCTGCTTCAAGAAGTCGGCGTGCAGCGCGAACCCGAGGCGCTCGCCGATCTGGCCCAGCTTGAGGGTGGGCGGGGTGGCCGGTGCTGCCACCGGGCGGCGCGTTCCCATCGGCACCACGTTGGCGGTGGTCAGCGGCGGGCTGGGCACGTGCGGCGGGTAGGTGGGCTCGGGCGTCGCAACGGGGGCCGCGGTAGGGGCGGGCGTGGGTGCCGGGGCGGCGGCTCGGGCCTGCGCGGATTCAAGCCGTTCTTTGAGGTACGCGCGCCCAGCGAGGAAGGCGGCGACCACGCGCGGGCGCGGGTCGTTCTCCCAGTCCTTGGCGACGGACTCGTAAGTCCCAATGGCTTTTTGGATGTACGGCACGCTGTCGCGCTCGATGCGACGCGCGTTGCTGTCGAAACTGGCGATCAGTGCGTCTTCGTCTTCAACCTTCTCGCGCGCTTCCCGCTCGGCCTTGGCCTGTTCCTCGGCACGGATCTTCTCGCGCTCGTCGGCCAGCTTCCGCTCGGTCTCAGCCACCCGCTGGGCGACGATGGCGCGCAGGTCATCCGGCTGCTTGAGAACCAGCGCTGCAGCGTCCGGGAACGATGCGTTGTCGCCCGCGGCCACCATCGCCTTCATGTTGAACTGGATGCGGTCGGCGACTTCGTTCGCGGCGATCTTGCAGCGCGCGAGCTCGGCGTCGACGGAGTCGTTCAGGCTCTTGACGGTGCGCTTGCTCTTGATGGCGTTCAGGAAGTCGGCGGCGATCAGCGGGGAGCTGGCCGCCGGCATGTAGTTCTCGCCGATGCGCTCGTTCAACGCGGCGATGTGAGCGGCGAGTGCGTCGGCACCGCGCCGGGCCACTTCCTGCCGGATCTGCGTTTCCCGGGTCTTGACGTTGTTGTCCAGGTCGATGCGGGTGCGGTCCAGGCCGGCCACGATCTTGTCCATCGTGGTGATCAGCTCGTTCACGTCGACCATCTGCGCGAGGGTCTGCTCCTTGAGCAGCTTCAACTTCTTGGCGCTTTCGTCGCACCACTTCACGGCTTCCTTGGCGTTGGCGAAGTCGTCATCGGTCTTCAAGTCCTTGTTGATGCCCGCGATGTGCGCCAGTGCGGCCTCGCGCCATACGGCCAGGTTGGAGGACACGATGCGGCCCTCAACCTGCACCACCAGCATGGGCAGCGCCTCGACCTTCTCGCCGCGGGGTGCTTCCACGTGCGCCGTCGGCACGTGCGTGGCGAGGTCGGCGTCGAACTGCTTCCAGCCAGCCAGGATCTCGGCGCGCAGGTCCGGGTCACAGAGATACCAGCACCAGCGCAGCGACTTGGTGGATCCGTCGGGATGGAATGCGGCGGCGCCGAACAGCACGCGCTCCGCGCCGCTCACCCACAGCTGCTGCTCCAGCTGCACGCGGTAGCCCTTGGGCAACTGCGTCGCGTCGTTCGCGTCAGGGTCGTCCTCGTTGGGCAGCGCCGCGGCCAGCGCCTCGTTGAGCGACTTACATTCGAAGTTGATGTCGCGCGCCATCTTCAGGCCATCGAAGGATGCACCCACCCGGCGGGTCAGCTCGGGCACCTCGATGGAGCCCACCAGCGGATACAGGTCTTCGCCGACGATGCCTTCGGCCAGCGGCCTGGCCAGCGCCTCGACATCGTGGCCCTTGTCAAACAGGCGCTGCTTGAAGGCCCCGACCTCGGGCGTGAAGCCCTTGACCATCGCGTCCAGCAGATCGGTGCGGGTGCGCCCGTTGGGGTCGCAGCCCAGCATGGCGGCGGCGTCGCCCGCGTTGAATCGCTCGGTGCGATCGGAAAGCCACTGTTCGCTGCCCTGGGGGGCGGGGTGGACGGTCATGCTCATTGCGCTGCTCCTTCGGTGGTGGTCTTGGCGGCCTCGACCCAACCAGCGATTTCCATCTTCTGGTCGGCCGTGAGGGTGTTCTTGGTCTCCAGCGCAGCCACCACGTCGTTGACCGACTGGCCGCCTTGCAGCGCCTTCAGCAGCGTGGGCTTGCGCTTCTTGAGGTCTTCATCGGGAAGGGCCGGCTTGGCGGTGGCGCCGTGGATGACACCGTCCCCGTCAATGCGTTCTTCGCTCGGATCCGGGTCCGTGATGGTCACGAAGTTGCCGTCGATGGTCACACCGCGGCCGGACTCGGCGGCGTGCGACACCGTCAGCGCGTTGGACAGCTCGATGCTGGAGGGCATGTACTTGAGCACCTGCAGCAGCGGCACCTTGCGCGCATACATTTCCCAATCGCGGAAGCTGTAATGCTTGGCGCCGACCTTGTTGTACTGGTCGCGGTGCCGCTTGATCTTGGCCACGGTCCAGACCTCGATGACGGGCCAGTCGCTGCCGTTGACGCGCCCAATGGCATAGACGTGGGTGAGGTAGTCGGGCCGGTCTTCATCACCGGGGCGATGCTGCACAAAGGGCTTGTCGCCAAGCGCGTACTCGAAGTGATCGCCTTCAAACACGGCGCCGGTCCAGACGGTGGAGCGGCCCGAGCGGTTCGCAATGTCCACCAGGCCTTTCCAGCCTGGCACAAAGGTGCAGGTGCGCCCGTAGGGGATGAGATAGCCCTGGCCGTTGACACCCGGCTCCAGGCCCAACGTGCTCGCCGTCATGATCGACGCGGCGATGCTCATGGGGTCGCACTCCTGCAGCTTTGGCGTGGAGCTGAAGGCCGTCAGCGCGAGCCGCGCCATGCGATCCGCGGTCAAGTGCTTGGGCAAGGCCAGCGCCATCTGCGGCTTGAACTTGTCCATGAAGGCCGAAAACTTGGCCACCGGGTTCTCGGGGCGGGTGGCGACGGAAGTGTTCATTGTGTGTTTCTCCAGAGGGTGAGGGTGGCGGACAAGATGGGCCACACCAGACGGGTGACCGAATAGACGATGACGAGAAGGCCGATCGCGCCGAGGGCAAAGATGATCTTTTCCGCAGTCGTTACGGTGTCTTCAGCACTGACAGGCGGGCGGTCGTCAGCTTCGAGGGCTGCCTGCTCTCGCGGCAGGTAACCGCTGTCTTCGTACTGGCAGGTGTAGGGCGTGGGGCAGCTGGTGCGGCCCTGGGTGCAGAGATCGGACTTGCAGGGCATGGCGTCAGGCCTTCACCAAGATCACGGCAAGACCAGCGCCGATGGCGATGCCGACGCAGATCCCGGACCACCAGCCTTCGCGCCAGCTGTGAGCCTCGACCCGCTGCACCTGCGGCAGCTGGCTGGGCTTGAGGGTGGGGCGCGGCATCACGTGGCTCTCCCGTAGCCGGAAATCAGCCGCATCGCGTGCTGCACGGGCGCGCTCTGCTGCTCGATGGGCAGGAGCTCGTCGGCCTCGCCGCCGCGCTTGCCGGCCCACTTGACCAGCTCGCGCCATTCGTCCAGCGGAGTCGGCGCCAACAGCGTGATCTGCTGTGCCGCGCGTCGGGCCGCCGCGCGATCGCGCCTGGCGGCGTACTCGTCGGGCGTGAGCATGTCGTAGCGCGGTGTTGCGATCTGCACGTGCGTGAGCGTGGCCACCTGCCCGAGCATTTCGTCCCAGCACAGCATGTCGGCGTAGCGTTCGCCCTGGTGGACGTGGAACAGGACAGCGCTCGCACCGCGGTAGATGGTGATGGGGGCGCGGTTCATGCCAGCACCTGCTGCATTCCAGCCAGGCCGCAGTAGCCGGTGCGCCGTGCATTGGCCTCGGGCTCGGATTCCAGCCAGCAGGCGTTGTCGTCCTCGCAGGGGTAGAACGTCCAGCTCGGCGGGACGTTGGAGGGGCGCGCGGGCTCTTCCTTGGCGAGCTGGTCGGCGCAGTTGTACCGCCGCCGCTTCGCCGTGCTGGCCCACCGCCACATCGCGCACTCGCTGGCGACGCAGCTCCCGTTCGTCGTGTGATCATCGACCGGCTCGCGCGGATAGTCCTTCATGAGGGGCTGCATGTTGACGGCGCAGTTGGTGGCCTGCTTGCCATTGGCGGCACGCACCATCGGGCACCACAGTTCGCGGGCTTGTTGTTCGGTGTGCATCACCTGCCCCCAATCACGTCGTTGATGCCGTTCTTGCGCATCTGCAAGCGCATGGCTTCCTCGAACTCACGACTAGCCGCGCGATCGGCCTTGTCGACGTTGCGCGCCCGATCGGCTTCGAGGTACTGCGCCTCAGTCATCGGCGCGAACTCTTCGTCAATGGCCGCAAGGTCCGCTGCCGTCAGGTCGCCGGGCTCGTTGGCCGCATCGCTCAGGTGCTGCCCACTGACATGGGCCAGTCCGGTGCGCTTGATGCCGTGCGCCGTCGGTGAAACAGGCGCAGCTGTGCCTGCAATGGGTGCGCTATCCGCGCTGGTGTTGTTCATCCTGGTCTCCGAGTCCTGTTCGTGGACTGGCGTCAATTAAACATGACGTTTAAACAAATGTCAAACGCTGTGTTTAGTCGCTGGATAGAATCCGTCCAGGGCAACAAAAAGCCGCCCTGTGGCGGCTGGAAAGGAAGCGATGAATCTCACCCGTTCAGCGAACTACGCCGTGCTGGCGCTCCTGCTGGGAGTGGGCCTGGTCAACCCGGTCGTGCTCAACGAAGCCGAGGACGCGGGCCGACGTGCGGCGGCTGAAGGGTTGCGCCTGGCGCGTTACGCGCGGTGCGCCTCGCAGTGCACGACCAAGGCGGCCGAGAGCATCGCCGAATGTCGAAGCAAGCACGGCGCGCAAACGCCGGAATTCAAGCGGTGCGTTGGCAAGGCCGAGTCCGCTCGGGCGGTGTGCCTAGCGGAGTGTGGAAACTGAGCCGCCTCAAGGGCGGCGGAAAGGCGGCGATGGACGCGCTTGGACTACTGGGGAAAATCGATGAGATCGCGCGCGAGCTGGAGACTATCCCCGCGGTCGACGAATCACTTCCACCCACACCGCTTGTATGCGGTCGAACGCAGCCGCCAGTGCAGGGGTTGCCTTCAGTTGCGCGTCCTCTGGTCGATGGTGATCGCAGACAATCTTGAATCGACTCTCCAGGAGTTGCCGCTCCGCCAGATCCTTGGGGATCAGCGCATCGATCATTGCGGAGAGCACCAATACCTGCGCCTGCACTTCGGCGTTCAGGTTCGCCTGTATGGGGGCGGAAGCCTTCAGGAGATTAACGGTCGTGGCGAGCCTTGACCATTGTTCCGCATCCATCGCCACCTCCTATTGAGCCGGCAGCTCAGTTGCAAAGCTCAGACACACGCCGATCCATGGATTCGTGAGCGCGCGCTGATCTTGCGGTGGACCGTTCACGACTGGCCCTGGCTTGTTCGCACGCGAAGGCGCGGTCAACGATCTCTTGCTGCATCGGGCCTTGGACGATAGCCATTGAACCTGGCGTTCCTCCTATCACCGGAACGGTGGAGCTTGCGTGCTTTGGGCAGGGCCCGGCACGATAGAAAGTGCCGCCATCGAAAGACGTGCATTTGTAGGCCGTGCGACGTTCCGGCTGCGCTGCGCGCCGCTCGGCTTGCACCACGGCCGCCGACGGTGCGGGCGGTAGACCGAGATCCGAGCACGACCACTTGCTGGTCACGACGCGGCCCTCTCCATCCCAGCAGCGGTGCTGCGCGTGCGCGCCAACCGACGCCAGCGCCACGAGCAAGCCTACCAAAATCACGGAATTACGCATTACCTGAACACAGTTCGGACGTCGCAGCTGTTGTTGCTGTTGGGGAAGATCAGCCGGCCGCGCGGCCCCCCTCCGTCCTCGTCGTAGATGGCCTCATCACCATAGACGTATTCGTAGCAGTACTGGGTCTGGAAAAAGAGTCCGTCGTTGGTCTTGTACAGATCCTGTTCGACGCGCCGCACGTACACCTTGTACATGGCCGCCTCTGCCGCGATGGCCACCAGCAGCAACCCCAAAACTATCGCTTTTTTCATGTTTTCCTCCGTCCATAGAATCGCTCTTCGTTACCTCTCATTGCTGTTCGCTTTTCCATACCGTGAGCACCTTCGCAAAGACCTGAAAATCCATCCCCTCGCTGATATCGAACGGGTCGTAGTCGGGGTTCTTCGACTTGGCCCGGATCACCAGGCCGCTCGTCGTCGGGATGCGCTGCAGCATCTTGATGAACCCGTGCTCGCCGACGCGGAAGAAGTAGACGCCGTCGACATCCACTGTGGTGACGCCGCGGTCGCACAGCAGTGGGTCGCCCGGGTTGAACATGCCGCGCATCGAGGGGCCGAAGCCCGTCACGATGCAGAGATTAGCGACCCCAGTGTGGTGGCGGACATTCAGTCGTAGCCATTCCTCATCCACGCGCCAGCTCTTGATGAGACCCGGCGGCTTGTCTTCCAGCACCAGGCCATTGCCCATGGCGCCGCCGGCCGCGTACTGGGGAATGGTGAGGTCGGTATCGATGGCGGGAGATTTGCGCCGCACCGCAGGGACCATGGCCCCTTTGCCTGCGATCACCCATGACGCGTCGCAGCCGATTTCATCCTGCGCCTTGATGGCGCCCGCGCGCGATATGCCGCGGCTCTCCCAGTTGTTGAGCGTTTGTGGTGACTCGTTCAGCAGCTTGGCGACGGCCGACTGTCCCTCGGTTTTTTTTAACGCTTTCGCTGCCTCGTACAGGCGCGCCATTGACTCGTGCATTGAGCAGATTGTCCCGAGGGTAAACAACCTGTTGTTAAACGGCACGTTTGACAGTTGATTAAACATGACGTTTAATTATGGGTATGAACTCAATCGACCAGGACAAGGCGCTCATCGAGAGCTTGGGCGGTCCGGCCAAGTTGGCCGAGACGCTTGGCTACGAGAAGGAGGGCGGCGTGCAACGCGTGCAGAACTGGCTATCGCGTGGCATTCCCCCTGCGGTGAAATTACAAAGGCCGGACCTGTTCCTGCGGGACCTCAAAGCCACCTCCAACCACACCAACAAGCGCGATGCCCCCCACCGCGAAGGCCCCTCCAACCGGAAAGGGCGCTAAGACATGGATCACTCGATTACCTCCCTGCCGCCCTGACGGGCGGATTCCACCCCGGCCCTTCGCGGGTCCGGGGTGCTTTTCTCCCGAAGAAGCAACAACAAATTCAACTGTAGGAGCAGGGCAACATGGGTCAGGTCGAAAGCTGTGACGAGCGGCCGATGTTCATGCGGGCAAACGGCGAGCCCACGACCGAGCTGCGCGGGGAGATTCCGCGCTGGGTCGTGGACATCCTGGACGCCGTGGTCACCGCCCGCGGAGGGCAGAGCGCCAACGTCCACCGCACCACGGTGGTCACTGAGGTCTTGAGCGAGTGGGCTGAAAAAAAGCTGCATGAGGCCAGTCTGATCACGCGGCTTGCCGCCGGCAATCCGAACCCCACGGAACGCGCACGGAGGCCCGTATGACGGACCACAACATCCGAAAGCTGACCGTGGCCGAACAAGCCCAGGCAGCTGCGCGCCGCACGGTGGACAGCGGCGTGATCGAAGAGAACCCTCATGTGGGCACCCAGGACGGGCCGGACTGGAAGTCCGCCTATGAGCGCTACATGCTGCAGTTCAGCGCGCCTGACGCGGAGGCAAGCGCTTGACCGCCTTCTTCGCCGACCTCGCCGAGCAGGTGCCCGACTACGAACCGGGCCGCTTCGCGTCCTGCTTCCCCAACTCAACAGCACGGGCCCCGCGCCCACTTCCGCTGTTTCCCATGATCGACAACCCCCCGGCAAGTGATGCAGGGGGGAACCCCAAACGCGTGCAGGAATTGTCCGACGCCGAGCAGTGGGCTGCCGACCTCGAGCGGCTGGACACGGTGGAGTTCAAGAACGCCTGCTTCTTCGACGCGATGGGCGAGCTGGCCGCGGGGAGGTGTGGGTGAACTACTACGAGCACCACATCGGCGACTACGACAAGAAGACGTCGCACCTGACGGCCTGCGAGGACGGCATCTACTGCCGCATGCTGCGCCGGTATTACGACACCGAGGCGCCGCTGGTGGCCGACGTGACCGAGCTCAAACGCAAGGTGAGGGCGCGGACGAAAGAAGAAAAACTCGCGGTCGATGCAGTACTGGCTGAGTTTTTTTTCCTGGAGGCTGATGGATGGCATCAGAAAAATTGTGATGAGGTCATCGACTCATACCGCAAGAAAGAGCCCGAGCGCGAGGCCAAAAAGACCAATGAGGAACTGCGGCTGCAGCGCCACCGTGAAGAACGCGCAAGCCTGTTTTCCCAGCTAAACGCGGTCGGCCAGCACGCTCCTTACAACACGCCGATGAAGGATTTGCGCGCGCTGGTGGCCCAGCACTGCGGCGGCTCCTCGACTGAAACTGCAACGCCACCTGCAACGGCACCTGCAACGCTTGCAACGGCTATCCAATCCCCAGCACCAACACCAGCACCAGTCACCAGAGATATAGCTATTACTACACCGCCGGCTGCGCCGACGGCCTCACCTTCTCCGACACCGGCACCCCAGAAAGCGGCCAAGAAACCGAGCGCAGAGGCGCAGCGCGGGGTCGCCGCCTTGGTGGCCGATGGGCTGACCGAACAGACTGCGACCGAGTGGCTGGCCTACCGCAAGCGCAAGAAGGCCGACCTCACCCCGCGCGCATGGCAGGGCTTCAAGTCCGAAGCCGACAAGGCCGCATGGACCTACGAGGCCGCCGTCGTCAAGGCGATGGCGCGCGGCTGGACCGGCTTCGAGGCCGATTGGGTCAAGGGCGAGTCGATGCAGTCCGGCGAAACGCCATACCAGCGCAGCCAGCGCGAACTGGTCGAGCAGGCCACGGGTGGACTCGTGAGCCGCAGAAATCCCGCAACACCACCACCGGAGGGCTTCGATGCACGCACCCCTGCCATTGCCTTGGATTGACAGTCTTTTTGCCCGGCTGACGGTCTCCTACGGCCGCGCCTTCCTGTCGCAGTACGAGGGCATTGACATCGGCGCGGTCAAGGCCGACTGGGCCGAAAAGCTCGGAGGGTTCCACCGTCTGAACGCCGAGCACAAGGCCGAGGCGCCCGCCATCGCGTGGGCGCTGGATAACCTGGTGGCCGGCAAGCCGCCCACCGCGCTGGAGTTCCGCCAGCTGTGCCGCGGCTACCGCGAGCCAGACCACCCGCTGGGCCTGCCGGCGCCGCCGCGTCCTGTGCCACCCAAGGTGCAACAGGCCTTCGCGCAGCTGGCCGTGCCGCTGGAGGACAAGCGCCCCGAGCGGGTTCGCGTGGCCGCGCGCTACGTGGCGATGTGGGGGGTCGAGGGTGTGAAGCTGTCGCCGCTGAAGCAGCAGATTCTGAAGGACATGCGCGAGACGGTGCGGCAATACGAAGCGCAGGCCCAGCGCGAGACGACCTGGGAGGCCGCGCATGCAGCTGCAGCCCAGTGAGCAGCTCGTGTGGCGAGCCCTTCGGATGCTTTCCGACGAAATGCACCACGCCGCCCCCGCGATCGCGTGGGCCAACCGCACCGTGCGGAAGCACCAGAGCACGGCCATTTACCTGCTGGGCATCGGCTTCACCCCGCGCGAGGTGAGCTTGGGCGCGCAGCAATCCAACGACTGGAGCACCGAATGAGCTTTGAACCCCGTGGAAAAGTGGCGACGCTGATCAACGCGATGCGCGCCGCGCCTGAGAAAGTCGTCTGGAAGGCCGGCGAGGTGGCCACCACGATGGGCGTGGCACAAGGCAACTTGATAGCCTATCTGCGCGCGTGCATCGAGCACCGCATGATCTACCGAAAGGTGGAGGACGGCAGGAGCTACTTCAGCCTGACGCCCTTTCCGGATGCTGCGCCCCGTGACCCCCAGCCGCTGCGCATTCCTACGATCGCCAAGCCGGGCGACTGGGTGCCCCCGGTGATGACCCCGCCACGAGGCATGACTGGACACGTGCCGCGCGCGCCGCTGCCCGAGCCGCTGCATCAGGTCCTTTGTGTCGCGCCACCCGCGCCAGTTGCGCAACCAGAACCGGAACCCGTCACGCTGGAGCCGGATGTGCGCGACGAACCGGAATGCGCGGAGATCCCAGCGGCCGCGGAGGCCCCCGAATTCGAAGCCGCGCTGTGGCACGACGGCGACCTGGTGATGTACGGGCTGGAGGAATTGGAGGACGGCGGCTACCGCGTGCCGGCCAAGAACGTCGACTCGCTGCGCTGGATGCTCGGAGGGCGCGCGCCATGAGCACAGCCGACGAGCTTTTCGGGACCGGCCTGGCCGAAGTGGGCGAGCGGCCCGCGCCAGTCGCACTCTCCGCGCCCGCGCCGCGCAAGGCGGCCAAGAAATTGCCGGGCTACGTAGCCGCGCAATCTCAGCCGGGCAAGCCCGTCACCGTGACGCTGCCGTATCCGATCAGCGCGAACGTCTACTGGCACAGCCGCATCGTCAAGGCCAAGGCCACCGGCAAGCAGATCGTGGTCACGCACCCAACTCGGGACGCGCAGAACTATTGCGAGGACGTGGGCTGGCGCTGCAAGGCCGCTGGTGTCAGGCAACCGATCCACGGCCGCGTGCGCGTTGACATCGCGCTATACCCGAGTCGGCCGCAGGACTGGGCAAAACGCGCTTCGAAAGACCCGCTGTACTGGGACAACGATGTGCGGTGCATTGACCTCGACAACGCCAACAAGGTGCTGCTCGACGCGCTCAAGGGCGTCGCCATGGAAGACGATGCTTGGGTCTACGAGCTGCACAGCCAACGCATGGAACCTGACGGCGAGGCTCGGGTTGTGGTGACCATTACGCCGCTGGTGAAGGTGAGCCCCCAGGAGGCGCTGCTTTGAACGACCTCGCCCAGCTCGGAATGTCGGTGTTCGGCCTGGCCGCGATGGCGATGGCCTTCAGCGGCCGCGCCCGGCTGCTCAAGTGGGCTCCCATCGTCGGCCTTCTCGGCCAGCCGTTCTGGGCGCTGTTCGGGTGGCTGACATCGGCGTGGTCGCTGGTCTTCCTGGTGCCGGCCTTCACCGCGGTGTACGTGTTCGGGATCTGGAAGCAGTGGAGGCAGCCGGAGTGATCATCGTGATCGTCCCGCGCGGCCGCGGCAACTGGCGGAAGGTGGAGCTGAGCATCGCCCAGCCGGCCGACCTGTTCCCGTCAGTGCGCGACCAGCAGGTGCGTGTGGGCGATGAGTGGAACGTGGCGGGCAGAGTGTGGCGGATCGTGGAGGTACGGCCGTGAGCAAAGCGAGTGCCATCCTGATCTGCCCGACCGTCGCATTGCGGAGCCTTCCAGACCGCGATCGCGATGTGCTGCGCACGTTCTTCACCGAGCACGTGCGCGGTATGGACCGCAAGCACGACACCCGCTGGAGGCGCTTTGTACGCGACCTGTTCAACGCCGAGCCGGGCGAGGGGTTCCAGCTCTATCGCGCGGAGCAGCGCGGCGGCCCGTACCACAAGCGCCACCGCGCCATCCTCACGCGCCTGTACGAGAGCCAGGAGCGCTTCCGCCACATCGACAAGCTGCACGACTGGCTGAAGGTCGGCGCCGGGTTCGTGACCTGGGAGCCTGGCACGGACAGCAAGCCGGTGGCTATCCCACGCTCCACCGCCTTCGAGGTGTGCTCCGAGGACGAAATGCGCGAGGCCCATGTGGCGATGGTGGACTTTCTGCGCACTGACTTCGCCACGCGCCGCCTCTGGCCGCACCTGAAAGCGCCGATGCGCCACGAAATGCTGGAGTCCGTGCTGGCCAACCCGAATGAAACCGACGCCGCCCGGTAGGCGGTCAACAACCTGGAGAGAGAGAAGATGACCAAGACAGTTCGAATCGAAAACGCCGACACCAGCACCTACCCGGTGCGCGTCACCGGCCAGTACAAGGACGTCGACGGCAACTGGGTGGACGAAACCAGTTCCACGCAGTTGGACCACCCCACGGCGATGACCAGCGCTGGCATCCACAGCGGACGCCGACTAGTGATCGAAGAGCGCGCGGCAGATCCCGTGCCCACCGCACAGCCTTGAGCCATGGCCAGCCTGAACACCATGGTCAATGTGAGCGCCGAGCGGGTGCGCGAGCTTCTGGCTTATGACCCGCAAACCGGCGCGTTCACGTGGCGCGTGAAGCGCGGGCCGTGTTCGGCTGGCTCTGCCGCCGGAACTCTTCGGCCTGACGGATACCTGCAAATCGGAATAGACGGCAAGCACTACCTTGCGCACCGAGTTGCCGTGCTCTACATGACGTGGCAATGGCCGCCTGATGAAGTCGACCACGAACACTGGAAACGCGACGACAACCGGTGGTCGGAGATTCGGCCAGCTACACACGCCATGAACGGCCAGAACATCAGCCCGCGAACAGCGCCTGGCAAGGTGACCCCATTGCGTGGCGTTGAGCGTCGTGGCAACCGCTACCGCTCGCGATTCAAGGCGGGAGAAAAGTTCACCAACCTCGGGACATTCGGCAGCGCTGAAGAAGCGAACGCCACCTACGTCGCAGCCAAGCGTCCGCACGTCGAAGGAACGCCATGACCACGCTGAACACCCAAGTCAAGCGAGTAGCCGGGATGTTGGGGACCAAGGACTTGAGCGACTGGGAAGTGTCGTTCGTGCAGTCTCTGGTCGAGAAGACCAAAAACGGCGACGACACGCGCAGCCTCACCGAGAAGCAGGTCACGGTGTTGGAGCGCATCCACAACAAGCACTTCGAAGGATGACCATGAACAACCAAACCACTACCGAGGCCGAAATTGCGGCCGTATCCACCGCCCCGCGCGTCACGCCTGCGGACGTCGAGGCGAACATCGCTGCAGAGTACAGCTTCACCGCCGACAAAGCCGTTGGCGATGGTGTGCCGCTGATGCCGGCGCTCAGCCTGCTCACGTTCTGCGTGCTGGTCCTGCGCAACGGCTTCACCGTCACGGGCCAAAGTGCCTGCGCAAGCCCGGAGAACTTCAACGCCGAAATTGGTCGGCGCGTTGCCCGCGAGGACGCCATCCGCCAGTGCTGGCCGCTGCTCGGCTACGAGCTGAAGGAGCGGCTGTACCAGCGCACGGTGCCGCCGCAGCCGCCCGCGGAGGCCTGAGCCCATGGCCTTCGTCATCCCTCCCGGTCGCAACGCCACCCTGGCCGACGCATGGGCCAAGCACAAGGCTGCCCAGCGCGCCGAGACCAAGGCCTCGAAGGTGAAGGCAAAACCGGAAGCTGCCGCGCCGGTGACGAAGGCCGACGTGCATAAGAAACCCACCAAAGTGACGAAAGCACCCGCCGACCTGCATAAAAAGGCCGGGAAAGTGCATACGTCGGCGAAGAAGAAGACCGCCAAGAAATGACGTTTGACCGTCCCACCATCGAAGAGCGCCGCGAGCGCCGCGCCGCCGAGCGCGCCGCCAACCTGAAGGCGCTGGCCACCACCACCTTGCGGCCCGTGAGCTCGGGACAGTACGCAGGAACCACCACCGGCCCGGCGCCCAAAGAGAACGTGCTGGAGAGCGCCGCCTACGAAGCCGCCGTGCGCCGCCTACCGTGCGCCAGGTGCGGCATCGTCGGGTTCACCCAGTTCTGCCACACCGACATGGGCAAGGGCATGGGCCTCAAGACCGATGTTCGCCGCGGCTGGGCCGGGTGCGGGCCGCGCGACACCATGCCCGGTTGCCACTGGCTGATCGGCACCAGCGGCCAGATCAAGCGCGCCGCGCGCCGGATATCCTCGAAGCAGGTTACGCCGCCTGGACGCGCGCCGAGGTGCTGCGCCGTGGCTGGTGGCCCAAGAAGTTACCCCTGTGGGAGGAAGCGACGTGACCTACGCCGAAGCCGTGGACCTGCGATCGCGCCAGCTCGCAGGCGCCAGCATCGCCCCGGAGTTGATAGCCCGCGCCATTGCCGTGATCAAGGCCGGCCGCCCGATGCGCCGAGGCGGGCGCCCTTCGGAACTGGATCGCGGGTTGCCGCGGGATCTGCTCAAGGCGCTGGTGGACGGACCGATGGAACGCGACGACTTCTATGCCTTGGCCGCTCGGCTGTACCAAGGCGCCGGGCGCAAGAAAGGCCCGTACTCGCGCATCAACCAGATGATGAATGAGGGCTGGATCGTCGCCCAGGTGGTCCTGACGCCCGAGGGCATGCAAAAAGTAGGAGCTGAGTCGTGACTCGCAAAAAAAACCACCGCATGCGTCGTACGGTCAAAGCCGACGGACTGCACGCCTTCCGCAACAGCCAGCCCACGCAGCCCGCCGAGGTGGCTCGCATCATGGTGATGATTCGAATCGCCTACGAGCGCTTGAAGTCCGGCGGCGGCAGCGAAGCGGACTTCGACCGGGTGGGCGCCGCCCTGAACATTGGCCTGATCCGCGCCGAGTCGATCGGCCAGCCCCTGGTGGAGGCCTTCAAGCACGCGGGCGAGGCAATGCTCGAGAGCGTCACCCTATGCCGCAAGCACGGGAAATTCGGCTTCAGCGGGCCGGGCCTGCTGCACATGAATGCCGGGATGGACCTGTACGAGGAAGTGCTGGCCCTGTCATCGCCCAACCAGATGGAAGCCGCGGCGCAAGAGGGCGCCGCCCGGATTCGCCGCGGCCACTTCACTACAGCCTGAAAGGACCTCCATGAGAACTGACATTTTTTGCCGCGTCCAGCCATGGGACGACAACGTGGATGTCGTGGTGCGCACGAAGCACGAAGACGGCCGCAGGTTCGTGGCGCTGCCGGTGGTGATGAAGGAAATGCACCCCGACGACGTGGTGCTGGAGCCTACGTTGCGCATGAACCCCACCGAGGCGCAACGGCTGATGGACGAACTGTGGAAATGCGGACTGCGCCCCAGCGAGGGTAAGGGCAGCGCGGGAAGCCTGGCGGCCACCGAGCGCCACCTGAAGGACATGCAGACGATCGCGCTGGGGCTGCTGAAGCAGCACGGCGTTCAACCCTGAAAAAGCGAAAGGAGCCAGCAGCACCGCCACCAGCCCCTTCCAGATACATCCCGACCTCAGAGACCGGAATTGTAAACGGAGGTGACCAATGGCAGCAACTGAACGCACCAGCAGCGAGACGATCTACCAAGCCTGTGTCGGCCTTCGCAACGAGGGCCGGCTGATCACCCGTCAGGTATTGGTGAAGATCACCGGCCTGCGCATGGGCATCGTGGACGACCACGTCACCCGCATGGTGGACAACGACAAGCTGCGCCGGGTGGCCAGCGGAGTGCTCGAGGTGGTGGACCAGTTCCCCGCCGATCGGGCGATCAGCAAGACCCGGATGCCCGACGGCACGGTGATCATCGAGGTAGGCGACGACGTCTTGAAGCTGACCCCGAGCGAAGCGCAGAAGGTGGGAGCGGATCTGATGGGAGAGGCCACGGTGTTCGCCCAGCTGAGGGGAGACCGGGACGTGCAGGACCAGGTGGCGAAGCTGCAGCGCGAGGCGACGGAAGCCAAGCGCCGGATGGGCGACATGGCCAAGGAATTGGTAAGGCTACGCCAGCAGCCCGAGCTGGCATTTGAATAGGAGAACGACTTGACCAAGCACAACGGAGACAGCAGGATCAACCCCCATGACCTAATCGCCGCGAGCATCGTGCAGGGCGCCTTGGAGGCCACGAAACTTCCACCGGCCGCGGCAAGAGCGATGTTTCGAGCCTTGGGGGCGGCCGGAGTGCAGCCGCCCAGCCCCGATGATCCGAACGCCCAGGCGCTGAGCGAGCGGATGAGGGCGCTGGAAAACCAGCCCGAACCGACGATTGACGACGACGACCCTGACACCCAGCGCGCCGCCCTGCGCATCGAGGCGCACCAGGATGCCCTTGTGCTGGCTCTGGCGCGCGAGCGGCTTGAGGGCGCGGGCGAAGTCGACACCCGGCTGACGGGCTTCGACTACCCAGCCACGGAGACCGCCCCAGCCTACCGCGAATACGAGCTGGACGGCCAGCCCCTAGTCCGGTTTTACTCGCCCGAGGTTGCCTTCGATGAAGGGAACATGCTGGTCAATCTGCGGTACCGTGTGGCTGCATGAGCCCGGAAGCCCAAGCCCCCCAGTCCGGTTAGCCAGTTATTCCCAGCGCCGACACACTCGGCGCCCATGAATGCACCGGAACGCAACGCCGAGCCCTTCGGAGCCTCACGGTAAATGGGGCGCCGCAACGACATCGACTGGGAAGCCATCGAGCGCGACTTCCGCGCCGGGCAGCTGTCCGTGCGTGAAATCGGCGCCAAACATGGCGTCGCCCCGTCCTCCATCACCCGCCGCGCTGACAAGGACGAGGCCGCGGGTAGACCATGGACCCGTGACCTGACCGGCGCCGTCCAGGCTCGCACCAAGGAAAAGCTGGTCCAGCCCGCCGAAAGCGCACAAAGCAACGCCGCCAACGCAACGCAACGCGCACACCACCGTGCATTGCAGGCTGAGCAGGCGATCGAGGAAGCCGCCGAAACGAACGTGCAGGTGATCCTCGCCCACCGCGGCACCATCACCAAGGCGCGCGGCATCACCGCCTCACTGTTGGACGAGCTCGAGGCCGGCGCGTTGGCCAGCCCCAAGGCCAAGAAGAAGGCGCCGCTGGAGAAGCGGGCGACCATGCTCAAGTCCCTGTCTGAAGCCATGCGCATCCAGATCGGCCTGGAGCGCCAGGCGTTCAACATCGCCGATGGCGGGCAGGACCTGGCCGACCCGCTCAACTCCCTGCTGTCCGACCTGATGAAGCGCCGCAGCGCCCTGCCGATCGTTGAGGACGTCGAGTGAGCGCGCTGCCCACCAGCGCCGAAGAGCTCGCCTTGAATCTGGCCGATCCCATGTATCGGCTGTCGAACCTGTACTACATCACGGTGAAATCCGAGGGCGACGAGGACGGCGAGGGCAAGCGCGTGCTGTTCCAGATGAACCGCCACCAGCGCAGGTTTGTCGAGCGGATGTGGCACCGCAACATCATCCTGAAGGCCCGCCAGCTCGGGTTCACCACGCTGATCTGCATCCTGTTCCTGGACCACGCGCTGTTCAACAAGGACCAGCGCTGCGGCATCGTGGCGCAGGACGACGGCGCGGCCAAGGCGATCTTCCGCGACAAGGTGAAGTACGCCTACGACAACCTGCCCGAGTCGCTGCGCCGGGCCATGCCGCTGGCCAAGGATGCGGCCGACGAGCTCTTGTTCGCCCACAACAACAGCTCCATCCGGGTGGCCACCTCGATGCGATCGGGCACGCTGGACCGCCTGCACGTCTCCGAGTTCGGCAAGATCTGCGCGAAGTACCCGGACAAGGCCAACGAGGTCATCACCGGCTCGCTGCCGGCCGCTGAGTCCGGGGTGGTGATCATCGAGTCCACCGCCGAAGGCCAGGAGGGCGCGTTCTACGACTACACCCAGCTGGCTCAGAAAAAGCAGCAGCAGCGCCACAAGCTCACGCGCAAGGACTTCCGGCTGCACTTCTTTCCCTGGTGGCAGGCCGACGAGTACCGCATGGACCCGGTTGGCGTGCACATCAGCGACCAGGACCACGATTACTTCGCCAAGATCGAGCGCACCGAGGGCTGCGCGATCGACGCCGGCCAGCGCGCCTGGTACGTGGCCACCCGGGACACCGACTTCGTGGGCCGCGAAGAGAAGATGTGGCAGGAATACCCGTCCACATCGGACGAGGCCTTCCAGCAGTCCAACGACGGCGCCTACTACCTGAAGGACATGGCCAAGCTGCGCCGGCGCGGCGGGATCCTGGACGTGCCGCTGCTGGACGTGCCGGTCTACACCTTCTGGGACATCGGCAACACCGACGGCTGCGCCCTGTGGCTGATGCAGCGATCGCGCGCCGGCGACCGCTTCGTGGGCTATCACGAAGAACACGGCGAAGACCTGCGCCACTATGCCCGCTGGCTGTTCGACTGGGCCCAGGACAACGAGCTGCGCTTCGCCAGGCACTTCCTGCCCCACGACGCGGCGCACCGCAAGCTCTCCGACTACAACAAGACCACCGAGGAAATGCTCAACGAGCTCGGTGTGAACAACACGGTCATCGTGCCGCCCATCACGGACCTGCAGACCGGCATCCAGGCCACCCGCCGGGCGCTGCGCGACGTGGTTTTCGATGAGACCCGCTGCAAGGAAGGCATCGCGCGCATCGACGGCTACAGCCGGACCTGGAACAAGACCCTGGGCAAGTGGATCGACTCGCCCAACAAGACCAACGGCTGCAGCGAGGGCGCGGATGCCCTGCGCCAGTACGCGCAGGCCCGTGAAGCCGGGCTCGTCCCGGACGCCGCCACCTACGACCCTCTTCCAACTCGTCCAGACCTCGACCGCGAGGAACGCGACGATCCACCTGACTGGCGCCTATGAGCAATATCCACTCCTTGAGCCCTGCCACCGTTGGAGAGAACCAGCCCGCGGCCAGTGGCCTGTCCCTGGCCATCTTCACCCGCTGGCTGCTGGAGATCCAGAATCAGCCGTCCTGGCGCGCCAAGGCCGACAAGCAGATGGACTATGTCGACGGCAACCAGCTCGACTCCGAGGTGCTGCGCAAGCAGGCCGCGATCGGCATGCCGCCCGCCATCGAGCCGCTGATCGGCCCCGCGGTGGATGCCGTGGTGGGTTTCGAGGCGAAGACCCGCACCGACTGGCGCATCACGGCCGACACCGACGGCGGCGACGAGGTGGCCGAGGCCCTGAACTACAAGCTGAACCAGGCCGAGAGGAAGAGCGGCGCCGACAAGGCCTGCTCCGACGCCTTCAAGCCGCAATACTGCATCGGCCTGGGCTGGGTGGAAGTCTCGCGCGAGGGTGATCCCTTCAAGTTCCCCTACCGCTGCACCGCCGTGCACCGCAATGAAATCTTTTGGGACATGCTGGACCGCGAGCCCGGACTGCCCAAGGCGCGCTATCTCATTCGCCGGCGCTGGACCGATGCCGAGCAAGCCGCCCTGAAGTTCCCGGCCAAGGCCGACCTGATCCGCACCTGTTCCGGGCGCTGGACCGACCGCTACGAGTTCTCCACCGATGGCGGAACGTCCACCAACCTCGGCGTCGCCTACGAGGACGAGCGCGGATGGTCGATCGAAGAGCAGGAATGGCGTGACGCCGACGCCGGCCGCGTGTGCCTGTTCGAGGTCTGGTACCGCCGCTGGGTCTCCATCACCGTGCTGCGCCTGCCGGACGGCCGCGTGGTGGAGTACGACGACAAGAACGCCATGCACGTCATCGCCGTGGCGTCCGGGCGCGTCAAGCCTATGAAGGCGGTGGTGGCCAAGATGCACCTGTCCTACTGGATGGGCCCGCACAAGCTGCACGACGGCCCCACCCCGTACAAGCACCAGGAGTTCCCCTATGTGCAGTTCATCGGCAAACTGGAGGACCGCACCGGTGTTCCGCTGGGCGCCGTCAAGGGCATGCTGTACCTGCAGGACAACGTCAACAGCGCCACCAGCAAGATCCGCTGGGGCCTGTCCGCGGTCACCACCATCCGCACCAAGGGCGCGTACGCTGGGACCGACGAGCAGTTCCGCCAAACCATCGCCCGCGTGGACGCCGACATCGTGCTCGATGCGGACCATATGCAGAAGCCGGGCGCGAAGTTCGAGGTCAAACGCGACTTCCAGCTCAACGAGCAGCAGTACAAGATGCTGCAGGACTCGCGCATGGGCATCGAGCGCCAGAGCGTGCCGGCCAGCTTCTCCGGGCGCGAGGGCAACGCCAGGAGCGGCTTGCAGGAGTCCACCCAGGTCGAGCAGGCCATGCAATCGCTGGCCGGCCTGATGGACAACTTCAAGTTCTCCCGCGCCAAGGTGGGCGAACTGCTGCTTTCCATGATCATCGAGGACCTGGCCGGCAAGCAGGAGACCATCATCGTCAAGGGCAACCAGATCCGCGACGACAAGCCGGTGCACCTGAACGTGCCGCAGGTGGACCCGGACACCCAAGTCCAGTACATGGACAACGACGTCGAGCGGATCATGCTCAAGGTGGCGATGAGCGATGTGCCCAGCACTCCATCCTTCCGCAGCCAGCAGCTGGCCGCCATGTCCGAGGCCTTCAAGAGCATGCCCCCGCAGTACCAGGAAGTGGCGCTGCCGCACTTGCTGGCGCTCATGGACGTGCCCGACCGCGACAAGCTGCTCGAGGACGTGAAGAACGCCAAGCAGCAGCTCACCCCGGAAGTGGTGCAGCAGCGCATCGACGAGGCGGTGAAGATCGCGCTTCAGCAGAGCGACCATGCCCTGCGCGGGCGCGAGATCGAGTTGCGCTACAACCCGGACAAGATCAAGGCCGAGGTCGATGCCCTGATCGCCAAGAACCGCGACGTGAACGCCTCCGCCGTGGAAAAGACCATGCGCATGTTCTTCGCCTCGGGCCAGTCGGCCCAGATGCTGGCCGCCGTGCCGCAGCTGGCGCCGCTCATGGACGCGCTGGCCAAGGCCTCGGGCTACGTGCCGCCGACCCCCGAAGGCGTGGACCCGAACGTGCCGGTGCTCGATGCCCCGGCGCCCGGCATCACGCAGGACAGCGTGACCAACAAGAAGACCGGCACCGGGTTCATGCCCGGAGTCGGCATGGAAGGCGCGCCGGGCGACACCTCACCCACGACCCCTGCCAACCCCGCAATCCCCGCCAGCCCCATGACCGGGCAGAACCAGGGCATTGAAACCGCTCGCACATCCGACAACCTCCAAGGAGCCTAGCCATGGAAATGCACCGCAGAACCTACACCGCCGCCGCGGCCTCGCTGACCGGCCACGCCTCCAACGTCACCGGCGCGGCATGGGTCATTGCCACCGCTGGCGCCGCCGATGGCCTGGCCCACCATGTCACCATCCGCAACGACAGCGCGACGAACCACTCGGCCAAGACCATCGTGCTGGTGGGCACCGGCGCCAACGGTGAGGCGCTGACCGAGACCCTTGCCGCGCCCGGCACCTCGGCCACCGTGACCAGCACCAAGGCCTTCAAGACGCTCACCAGCGCGACGCCCTCGGCCACGATCGGCGCGGACACCTTCGACATCGGCTGGGCCGCGACCGGGCATACACCCTGGGTGGACCTGCGCCCGAACGTCGAGCACTTCGCCGCCTCGGCCGCGGTCTATCTGGTCAGCGGCTCGCTCGGCTTCGACGGCCAGCACACCTATGACAGCCCGCCCACCGAGGACGGCGTGGCGTTCAACACCTCGGCCCTCACCGCCAAGAGCGCCAGCACCGACGCGAGCTACACCGCGCCCATCACGGGTTTCCGGGTGGACGTGAACAGCCACACCAGCGCCGTCTTCACCGTGGTCGTGCTCCAGGCCGGCCACCTTTGAACCCAACCAGGAGCACAGCACTATGTACCTCGTCAAATCCACCGTAGCCGCCTCTGCGCCCGTCCTGCCCGGTGCCCTCAATGTCCAATGGGCCGCGGCCGAAGTGCGCGAGGTCGATGACTCCCTGATCGAGCACTACCGCGTCCACCCGGCGGTCTTCACCATCCTGGCCGGACCCGGCGCCGTGGCCAATGCGGTGGCCCTGGCCGATCTGGTCGGCGTGAACCTGGCCGGCGCGGACAACGGCGCCACCGTCACGGCCGCCGAGAGCGCGCCCAAGGTGCACCAGACCACCCTGACCCTCGCGGCAACGCCGCTCACGCTGCGCAACACGGAGCAGGGCGCCGGCGTGAAGATCTACGACTTCCCGCTCGGGCGCATCGTGATCCTGGACGCCAGTGGTTCGGTGGCCATGAAGACGACATCGGTCATCCTGGACACGCTCAACGGCGCCAAGACCTGCAACTGGGGTATCGGCACCGTGACCCAGTCCAATGCCGTGCTCGCCACGACCGAGCAGGACATCATTCAGGTGGCCAACATCACCTCGAGCGCCACGATCAACGTGGCCGGCGCGGTTTCGGCTGGCGTGGGCACGGCGATGACGCTGCTCGATGGCTCGGAAACGGCAATCGACGCATTCCTCAATGTGTCGGTGCCCACCGCCGACGACATCGACGCGAACGCCACGGTGACGCTGACCGGGGAAGTCTCGTTCAGCTGGATCAACCTGGACGAGTAGGCCGCAGCGCCCCACCACGAGCCCGCCACGTGCGGGCTTTTTCACGTCTGTCGATACCAAGCACCCCCCAGTCGGGGATGCACGAAACACGCGCGCACGCGACATTGCGCCTGCGATCTGGCAACGGGTCGCAGGCCCGGACGGCAAGCGCAAGTGGCTTCGGCTCTTTGCACCTGCCCTACCGGAAATCCCTTCCGCGGCGACTGCGACAAGTCGTAGGGAATGAAGCAATGACGACGCAAGCAGAGTTTTTCCAGACCCACGCGGTCGACGGTGTTCTAGACGACAAGCTGATGGCGCAGATGCTGAATCTGCCCGAGGGCGATAGCGGGGAACCTCCCCCGCAAGGTGGGCAGCCCGAACCCACACCAGCTCCGACGCCAGCACCGGCGCCAGTGGAACCTACGCCAGAACCGACCCCGGCGCCAACGCCAGAGCCGGTGATTCTCGCAAAGGATGGTGTTCACACCATCGGCTACGAGAAGCTGGTGGAAGCGAGGGAAGAAGCGAGATTGGCCAAGGCCCGGGCCGACGCGCTGGAAGCGGAGAACGCGACGCTGAAAAGCACCGCCCCACCGCCCCCGGCAGCGACGCCCGCCCCGACGAGTGCACCCGCACCCGCCGAGGACAAGCCGGACTTTGGTGATTTCTCGGATGAAGCGCTGGCCAAGGGAATCGAGAAGTTGGTGGAGCAACGCGTGGCAGCACGGGTTGAAGCCGCGGTAGCCGAAGCAGTCACCCCGTTCCAGAAACGGGCCGCCGAGGACGCCACCACCTCCCACTTCACGAGGATCTATTCGGCGCATCCGAACATGGATTCGATGCTGGAAAGCACCGAGTTCAAGGGGTGGTTGGAAGGCCAACCGTCCCTCGTGCGATCAGCCTACGCCACGGCCCTGGACAAGGGCACAGCGGATCAGGTGATCGAGGTGTTCGATTCCTTTGCGAAGGCGACTGGAAAGACCCAGGCCCCGCCGCCGCCGGCACCCGCGAAACCCGCGGACGTGGCAGCAGCAGCGAAGGCAGCGGTCGACGCAGCAGCGGCCAAGCCGCCAGCGAGCCTCACGGACATCCCGGGCTCCATGGCAGTGCACGACGAGGCAGCGGCGATGTTGGAAATGTCACCGGAAGCGCTCTTGAGGAAGTTCGAGGGGAAGACCCCGGAACAAATCGAGGCGCTGATGAGAAAGGCGCTGTAGGCGCCCAGTCCCTAAACACTGAAGGAGTTTCACATGGCTACCAATGTCCCCTACGGCTCGGCGCAGGCAATCACGCTGCAGTCGGCCGGCCTGTTCGCTGCCAACATGCAGCGCAACACCACCATCAACCGCCTGACCGGCAAGTTCCCGCAGCAGTCGGATGCGGAGTCGAACCTGCGCTCGCAGTCCAGCTCCAAGATGCCCATCGTCAAGTGCATGGACCTGCAGAAGATGGCGGGCGACGAAATCACGTTCGACCTGATCAACCCGATGGGCGGCAAGCCGATCATGGGCGGCAACGTCGCCGAAGGCCGCGGCCGTGCGATGACGTTCTCGCAAGACCGGCTGCGCATCAACCAGGCGCGCTACCCGATCTCGGCCGGCGACACCATGACGCAGCAGCGCACCCCGCACCAGATGCGCGGGCTGGCTCGCGCCGAGGGTGAGAGCTACATGAACCGCCTGCAGGACCAGCTCGCGCTGGTGCACATGGCCGGTTCGCGCGGCTTCCACAGCAACATCGAGTGGGCTGTTCCCCTCGCCTCGGACGCGGACTTCGCCGACATCGCGGTGAACACCGTGAAGGCGCCGACCAAGAACCGGCACTTCATGTCCACCGGCTCCGGGATCGAGATCATCAAGGCCTCGGGCAACGAGATCACGCTGGCCACCACCGACGTGATGAACGCCGACGTGGTCGACGGGATCCGCACCTACGTGGACTCGATGCCCCTGCCGCCGCCCCCGGTCGTGTTCGAGGGCGACAAGATGGCCAGCGACGCGCCCCTGCGCGTGCTGCTGGTCTCCAGCGAGCAGTACACGAGCTTCGTGCAGTCCACGGGCTTCCGCACCCTGCAGGCCAACGCCATGCAGCGCGCCTCGCAGGCGGGCAACAACCCCCTGTTCATGGGCGAAGCGGGCCTGTGGAACGGCATCCTGATCGTGAAGATGCCCAAGCCGATCCGGTTCTACTCCGGTGACTCCCTGGCCTGGTGCGCAAGCTACACCAGCGAGACCGAGACGACCACGGACCTGGTGCCCGCGTCGTTCTCGACCACCTACGCGGTGGACCGGGCGATTCTGCTGGGCGGGCAGGCCTTGGCCGAAGCGTGGGGCAAGCACAAGAAGTCCGGCTCGCCGTTCTTCTGGAGCGAGAAGGAGCTCGACCACGACGACAAGCTGGAACTGCTGGTCGGCGCTGTCAACGGCCGCTCCAAGATCCGCTTCCTCATCAACCACGGCGACGCCTCGCAGTACACCGACTACGGTGTGATGTGCATCGACACCGTGGTGCGGATCAGCGGCCAGTAATGGCGACAGGGCCCGGGCTAACCCCCCGGGCCTGACTCCAAACCCCTTCATCTTCCAGGAGAACCTTTCATGGCAAACGTCACCAAGAAGCAGCTGGCGCAAGAGCTCCAGTTCGGCAGCGGCGCCCCTTACGGCAACTACACGGGCCTGCACTTCACGTTCGAGACCAACGCCTCGGGCGTGTACGTCAACAGCGACCAGACCACGGCGGTCGTTCAGACCAACGTGGTTCGCATCGGCATCCTGCCCGCGGGCATGCGGCTCGATGACTGCCTGGTCATGATCAGCGACGCCTTCACGGCTTCGGCGACGGCGGACATCGGCTTCGCCTATGTGGACGGCACGGATGTCACGGCCACGCCGCAGGACGCCGACTACTTCGACGCCGCCCTGGCGCTCGATGGCACGACCCGCACCCGCGGGCTGAACCTGGCCGTGCGCCCGGTCAAGCTGCCCAAGGACGCGTACCTGACGCTGACCATCGCCGGTGCTGACCTGGCCGCGGTGGGCAAGCTGGACGTCATCGTCTACGGCGTTCTGAACGCTGCACCGTAAGCGGTGAACCCGAGAGAGCTGGGCCTTCGGGCCCGGCTTTTGTGCATTCACAGGAGAGCCCATGAAACGAGAACTGATCGCCGCCGCCTGCCACACCATCAACGCTGCGTACTGCGCGGCCATGGGCGACACCTCGCAGCCCGCATGGGCTGATGCGCCCGACTGGCAGAAGGCCAGCGCCCTTGCCGGCGTTGACATGCACCTTGCCAACCCCGACGCCACCCCCGAGGCCTCGCACGAGTCCTGGCTGGCCCAGAAGACCGCCGAAGGCTGGAAGTTCGGCAAGGTTAAGGACGCCAAGAAGAAGACCCACCCCTGTTTCCTGCCCTATGCGGAGCTGCCGGCCGAGCAGAAGGCCAAGGATCACCTGTTCCGCGCCGTCGTGCACGTGCTCAAGGACCTGCCCGACGAGGCCGCCCCCCTGGATGCCGAAGCCGCGGCGGCTGAGCGCGCTGCGATGCGCGCTGAGGTCATGAACGAGCTGCGCGCCGAGTTCACGAGCAGCGCGAAGGCTTACGTGGCCCAGGCCAAGGCGGCAACCACCGCCCCCAAGGGCTCGCCCGTGGCCGTGCGCTACATCGGCCACCGCCCCACCTACAAGGAGGGCACCTACGGCACCGGCATTCTGTTCACCAAGGGCAAGAGCGAGTTCGTGCCCGCTGACAAGGCTGCGCAGCTGCTGGTGCACAAGGACGTCTACGAGCCAGGCGACGCCAGCGAATGCGGCGAAGTCGTGATCGACAAGAAGGTCACCGACGACAGCGACGATCCGGTGCAGATCGCGCGTGACTCCATCGCCGTGAGCGGCAAGGAAGCGCTGGAAGCCTATGCCCGCGTGCACTTCGGCGTCGAGTTGGACCGCCGGCACACGGTCGAAGCCCTTCGCGTGCACGTCACCGGCCTGCTCGATCAATACGGCTTGGGTGACTGAGCATGAACCTCGGCGATCTGCGCGATCAATTCCGGTCCGAGGCGGGCGACAAGTCCATCGCCGGGGCGAGCACGCAGCACTACCTGTTCCCCGACGAGGATGTCGACCGCTGGCTCAATGAAGCGCAGGAAGAGGCCGCCGAGCGCGCCAGCCTGATCAAAGAGACCAGCAACCCGGCCATCTGCGAGATTGACGTCGACGTGGACGAGGGCGTGTACCCGCTGCACGACTCGGTCATCGTCATCACCAATGCCCGCTTCACGGTCACGGGTGAGACCGACTACAGCGATGTGCATGTGGCCGATCGGGAAGAACTGGACCGCATTCGCCCGCTGTGGCGCACCACCAGCGAGCCGCCGCGCGATCTGATCCAGGACGAAACCCAGATCGTGCTGGGCTGCCTGCCCTCGGAGGCCGGGCTGCTGCAGATCGAGTGCTTCCGCCTGCCACTGCAAAGCATGACGGCCGATGAGGATGTCCCGGAGATCCACCGCAAGCACCACCGCCAGCTGGTGCACTGGGCCATCCACAAGGCTTTCAGCCAGCCGGACACCGAAACGCGCGACCCGAACCGGGCCGCCACGGCTGAAGCGGCGTTCACGGCCTACTTCGGCGCCAAGCCCGATGCCACGCAGCGCCGCGACATGCAGATCAACCGGCCGCAGGTGAACAAGGCGTACTTCTAATGGCCACCGACAAGGCCCCCAAGCGCGACAAGGACATCGTTGCCTACCAGGCCTTCGCGGGCCTGCGCAACAACATCCCGGCCGCCCGGTTCGGCATGTCCGACCTCGAGGTGGCCAGCAACATCGACATTGACGCGAGCGGCATGGCATCCCTGCGCACCGGGCATGGTGGCAGCCTGTACGCCGGCGCCGTGCATTCCCTGTGGGCCGAGGACGGTATCTGCCTGTTCGTGGAGGGCAGCACCTTGAAGCAGTTGAGCGCGGCCTACACCGGCACCACGCTGCGCACGCTCACTTCCAACGACCGCGCCAGCTTCCAGAAGGTGGACGAGCGGGTCTACTTCGCCAACGGAGCCGACACCGGCGTGGTGGAGAACGGCGCCGCGCGCAGCTGGGGCCTGGCGGTGCCGCCCGCGATCGCCGCCGCCGCCACGGTGGGCTACATGCCCGCGGGCGACTACCAGTTCACCATGACGTACCTGCGCGCCGATGGGCAGGAGTCGGGCGCCGGCCTGGCTGAGCGCATCACCCTGGGCGCTGGATCCGGGATCACCTTCACCTTGCCGGTTTCCAGCGATGCCGACGTGGTGGCCAAGGCGGTGTACCTGTCCACGGCCAACGGCGAAGTGATGTACCGCGCGCTGCTGGCCACGGCTGCGGCGACCTCGGCCACCTATGCCAACGACACCAGCGAGCTCGGCCTCGAGCTGCAAAGCCAGTTCATGGGCCCGCCGCCGGCCGGACACCTGCTGGGTTACTTCCAGGGCTGCATGTACGTGGCCGTGGGCGATGTTGTGTATCCATCCGAGCCCTACGCGCACGAGTGGTTCGACCTGCGCAAGTACATCCCCTTCGACGCCAAGGTGACGCTGTTCGCGCCGATCGAGGACGAGGGTGTGTTCATCGGCACCGAGAAAAGCATCGGCTGGATGCCCGGCTCTGGCCCCGAAGCCTTCCGCTACGTGAAGCGGGCGAGCTACGGCGCGATCCTGGGCACGCACACCTTGATCGAGGCCGACAAGTTCGGCGACGGCTCCATGGGTGCGCGCGAGCTGCCGATGTGGCTCTCGGCCAAGGGCATCTGCATCGGGCTGCCCGGCGGCACGGTGCAGAACCTCACCAACGCGAAGTATTCCTTCACGGCTCAAGGCAGTGGCTGCGCACTGTTCCAGCCGGATTCCTCCCAATTCATCGCAGTGGCCAATCAATAGGAGAAATCACCATGACATTGCGCATCAGCTCAGGGCTTCGGAACTACCTCGCCAAGTACGGCAGCCTGTCGCAGGCGCTGACCGGCGGCAAGCTGCTGGTCTATTCAACCTCGCAGCCCGCCAGCGCGGATGCGGCACCCGCCGGAACGCTGCTGTCCGTATGGACCGACAACTCGGGCGCCCACACGGCCGAGGTGCTGTCAGTCGGGACGGTGGAGCTGACCGGCGGCGCATCGGGGTCCGTTGACACCATCACGGTGAACAGCGTGGACGTCCTGGGCGGCGCGGTGAGCTTCGACACCACCTTGACGATCACCGCCGCGGCTGTGGCGGCCAAGATCAACGCGTTCAGCGGTATCACCGACTACAAGGCCACGTCCTCGGGCGCGATCATCACCATCCAGGCCCTGAACGGCCGCGGCACGGCGCCCAACACCTTCGTGGTGGCCTCCACGGTGACGACCATCACCAAGACGGACACCAACATGGCCGGCGGTGTGGCATCGGCCAACGGCCTGAAGTTTGGCGCACCGGCCGCGGGCCTGCTGCCCAAGCTGTCGACCCAGACCTGGTCGGGCGTGAACGTCGCCACCGGGACTGGTGGCTGGTTCCGCCTCGTCGGCCCGGTCGCCGACTCGGGCGCGCTGGACTCGCTCGAGCAGCAGATCCGCGTGGACGGCTCGATTGCCACCAGCGGCTCGGACATGAACCTGAGCAGCACCGCGTTCGTGATCCTGGCCACCAGCGGCATATCGCAGTTCAACCTCAACGTCCCGGCTGCCTGAAGCGAGCCAGGGCATGAGTGATGTGGTCCTGCTGACCCTGCCAGCCGTTACCCTAGACGCTATCGGCTGGACAGGCACGGGCGCAATCACCGGGACCGCCGACCTCACGTTGCCAGCGCTGACGCTGAGCGTCGAAAGCTCAATCAACGGCAGCGCATCGCTGACCCTGCCAGGGCTGACGATGTCGGCGGTGGGCCACAACGGCATCACCGGCACGGCATCCATGTCGCTGCCGATGCCCACGCTGCAGGCTACGGGCGTGACCGGCATCACCGGCACCGTGAACGCGAGCCTCGCCGCGCTGGCACTGGCGGCCGAGGGTTACACCGGCATCCTGGGCACGGCCGACCTCACGCTGCCGATGCTGGAGATCACCGCCAGCGGCGGGACCATCACCGGCACGGCGAACCTCACCATCCCGGCGCTCCAGCTGGTGGCCACCGGAACCACGGCCGCCGTCGGCACCACCAACGCCTGGGCCCTGCAGACCGAGAAGATGGCGCTGTCCACCTATGACGATCTGCCGGCCTTCAATTCACTGGTCAACTTCAACGGCGTGTACCTGGGCGCGACGAGCTCGGGGATCTTCGCCATCACCGGCACGGCCGACGGCGCCGCGGCGATCGACGCCGTCCTGCGCACCGGGATGACCGATTTCGGCACCAGCCACCTGAAGCGCGTGGAAGCCGTGTGGTTGCAGTACGAAACCTCCGGGGTGCTGGAGCTCACCGTCATCACCGACGGCGGCGAGCGGACCACCTATGCGCTGCCGCCCACCGGTTCCACCGGTCTGCACGGCCATCGCCAGAAGATCGGGCAGGGCCTGGAGTCCAAGTATTGGGGCTTCGAGGTGGCCAACGTCGACGGCGCCGACTTCAGCCTGGACGTGATCGAGCCGAAACCCCTCATCCTTCAACGGCGCCACGGTGGCGGGAACGCATGAAGCCGCGCAGACTTCGCCCCGCACGTCCCGGCTACACCAGACGCAAGCGGCCGACGCTCGCACAGATGGTCGAACAGCAGTTCGCCCTGCTACAGGCGATGCGGGAAGGCTCCAAGATTGCGGCGGAAATAGCCGCATCCGCGCTTTCAGGCGTGAACCTGTCGGCGGGTCCGAAGGACGGGAGCCATGCGTGAGTTCGGGCCCGTCCGGTTCCTGCTGGGCAACTCGCGCGAGGAAGCCGAAGCAGCCAAGCCGTACATGGGCATTGCGCGCACGCAGCTGGGCATCACCAAGAACCTGATGAACCTGGGCGGCCTGCAGCAGTACGCCCGTGTCATCACTCTGCCCGATGGCACCGTGATTCGCTGCCAGAGCGTCATGGGACAGGACTTCGTCGCCATCACGCCGCCGGGAAGTCCGTCTCGCAAGCCGACATCAGAGCCAATCCTTCGGACGGAAACGCCGATCGAGAAGCCGAAAAAGAGGACGCGCAAGCTCAGCTCGACCGCGTACCAATGGTTCCAACTGCCCGATGGCCCGCCCAAGAACGGTCATCAGGCGGTGTGGGACAACACGAACAAACGCATGCTGGTGTGGGGCGGCTACGACCGGCCCGGCATGGACATCCCGGCGACGCCGGAACTGCTGGACGATGACATGGACATCGTCTGGGCTGCCAGGAGCGGGGGGACCATCCGGTACGCGTCGATCATCGACAACTACTTCAGCGCCCTCATAGACGGCGTGATGATTGACTTTTATGCCGGTGCCAGTTGGTACACGTACGAACTGGGGGCGTTTGGGCCGTACCCCGGCACATCTATCGGCCACGGGCCACTCACCGCCGCCGATCTGGTGGCGCAGCTGTATATCGGCGACACGTCAGCTGATAAGGCCGACGCTATACGCTACGACATGCCCCGGGCGCCTGTCAGCAGCTTCCTCATCGACATGCTACCGTCCACAGCCCTGTGGAAGTTCGAGTTCACCGCAGGGGTTCCGTGGTCTGCTTCGCCGGGCGGCGCGACTGATGGCGCATGGACCCAGCTTGCCAATATCTCGTACAACGACTGGCAGGCGATGGTCACTGCCGCCGGCAGCGTCTCCATCAGCATCAACAACGCATGGGCGCCCGAGCGCGGCGATGCTTTGAACCAGGCGATCGAGCGCAATGGCGAGTTCTATGACGCCGCCACCAGCGACTACTACCCGGGCTACACCAGCGACGACTACTGGGAGCTGTACTTCGGCGGCACGATCACCGGCGCCGACACGAGCATGTCCAGGCAGCTGTGGATGTACGGCCCCATCGTCACCGTCACCGAGCACGAAGAAGACGACCCCACCTAATTGAAGGAGCACCCCCATGGCCCTCATCATTCCTACCCCCCTGCCCGATGACGTGACCCCGATCGTGGACGTCGTGCAGGGCTTTGTCGAAACCGGCATCGACCGGCAGCGCGAGTACGCCGACGCCGCCGTAGAGACAGCCACCGGGTTCCTGGACCGCATCGGGACGATCTCCCAGGACATCGCGGTCATCCCGGCGGTGGATGTGGACATGCTGGAGGTCACAGCCACCGTCGACCCGTATGTGGCGCCCACGGCTCCGGTGGAGCCTACGGACCTCACCCCGGTGCTGCCCGACAGTCCGGTGGCACCGGTGGGCACCTTCGACTACGTCGAGGTCACCTATTCCTCGGCACTGCTCACGGCGCTGAAGACGCGGCTGCAAAGCTGGCTGGACGGGGGCAGTACCGGTATTGACCCGACCGTCGAAGCAGCGATCTGGAACCGAGCGCGAGCCCGCACCGCTGCGACGAAAGCCCAAGGCCGCGCCGAGGTGCTGAGTAATTTCGCCAGTCGAGGCTTCCGCAAGCCCCTGGGCGCGATGGACATCGCCCTCGCGCGAGCCGCGCAGGAAACGCAGAGCGCTGACGTCGCCGCCTCCAACGAGATTGCGATCAACCAGGCCAACCTGGAGCAGACCAATCGCCACTTCGCCATCGAGAAGGGTGTGATGACCGAGCAGGCGATGCAAACCTACGCCAACTCGCTGGCGCAGCGCGCGTTCGAATCGGCCCAGTTCGCCGACAAGATCGCCATCGAGCTGTTCGCGGCGAACACCGCCATCTACGGCAAACAGGCCGAGGTCGAAGTCTCCCGCGTCGAGGCCCTCACCAAGGTGATCGACGCGCGCACCAAGATCTTCGAGTCGCTGGGTAAGGGCGAAGTGAGCCGCATCACCGCCCAGGCCGACGTCATGAAGGCGCAAACCGATCTGGCCGTGGCCGAAGGGGGCCTGCGCATCGAGGCGGCCAAGGCCAACGTGCAGCGCCTGATCCAGCAGGTCACCTTGCTGCTCGAAGCGATCAAGGCCGGCGCACAGGTGTCCGCGCAGCTGGCTGCTTCGGCTTTGAGCGGTGTGAATCTGTCCGCCGGCCTGCACGCGTCGGGCACAGCGTCGACCAGCGCGGGCACTTCCCACAACGTCACGAACAGCGCGACGAACAGCGACACCAACACCACGTCGAACACCACCAGCAACACCACCAGCAACACCACGACGGACAGCAACAGCTACACCGAGAACCACAACTTCACGAATATCTGACCCCCCAGTCCGGGGTGACTCCCTCCGGGCTGGCTCTGAGAATGACCCAACCAACGAGGTACACCCATGGCTGGAGCAATCAGGAAACTGTCGGATGAAGAGCGCGGGCGCACCCAGACGGCCGCCGTCGGCAATGCCGCAGGCGCAATGTTTCCGGGGACCGCGGCGACCCTGGCTGGCTATGGCGAAGACGCGAGCGCTGCGGTCAACGCGGGTGCCTATGGGGCCGCTGCCGGGCATTTGCTGCGCGGTGCGGCGACGCTGCCGGTTGCCTTGGCCGATGACGTCGTAGGCCGCCCACTGCGCGCGATCGGCTCTGGTGTCGGCAATGCCGCTTACACCGCCGCGACCGGGGAGAACACGCCATCGGTCGGCCAGCCCGCGGCACCCGCCGCACCAGCTACCGCCTCCGCACCCGCACGCGCAAAGCCACTGGTCTCCAACCCCACCACCGCTGGCCCGGCGCCCGCGCTCGGCGCCACGGCTCCCCAGTCCAGCGCCACCGCCATCCCCGGCGCCCCCGTCCCCATCGCAGCGCCGGCCACGTCGGCCGCGCCACCTGCCCCCTACACCGGCGGCTCCATCAGCAAGACCATCACCGCCGACCCGAGTAATCCCTCGCTGGTGGGCAAGACCACGAACTACGGCAACCCGGCGCTGGGCGCGCGGCCAATGTCCGATCTGGGCGCCGGCAGCGAGCTGGTGACCACGTCCGACGGCTTGACCACTTCGGTCGCGCAACTGCAAGCGCAGCAGGCGAAAGCCGCAGCCGACCCGGTCGCGCGCGGCGCACAACAGCAGTTGGCGTATCTGGATGCGGTTCGGGCCAAAGCGGAGGCCATCGCAGGCGATTCCTCGAGCAAGGGTTACGGCGCGCGCGTGCTGACGGCCATGGGCCAGTTGACGGGGAACAACAACTTCGCCAGCAACCAGGTGCAGTTGTCCGGCCAGCAGGGCCAGGAGCGCACCGCGGCGAACCGTCTCGCGCAAGAAGCGCCCGAAGCGCTGGCCCGTGGTGCTGGTGCCATCGGCACGCTGTCGGCGCAGGACGCCTACCAGAAGGCGCTGGCCAGCGGCGACCCAGCCAAGATCGAGAGCACGCGCCTGCAGTTGCAGGGGCGGCTCGGCAAGATCGAAAAAGAGGTGCCCGAGCTCTATGCGCCCATCGAAACGGGGAACGACCCTATAGCCGGGAAATCCTTCGGCGTGCTGAACAAGCGAGCCGGCACTGTTACGGACGCCTACGGCCGACCGCTGACCCAAGGTGCCGCGACGCCACTGTCAAACCACGTTGCCGCCCTGAAGGCCAACCCGAAGCTGGCCGCACAGTTCGACGCGCAATACGGCAAGGGCGCATCAGCGCGTCACCTGGGGCAATAGATGGCCGACACCAATCCGTTTGCCGATCCCAACTTCGGCGCGGACGCCGCAAACCCCTTCTCGGACCCGAGCTTCGGCAAGCCGTCCGGCGCGATTCGCCGTCTTGCCGACAAGGCCGTCGGCTTCGGTGCCGGTGCTGCCGGCGCGACCAAGGCCATCGCTGACGTCGCCGGTGCGGGCAACCCCGTCTCCGGCGTGCTCGACAGCGCCACCAGGGGCCTGAACAGCCTGCTCAGCCCGGAAGCGCAAGCCGACCAGGCGCAGCAGCAGGCCATCATGGCCGAGGCCAACGGCAAGGGCCTCTGGGAAGGCGTGAAGGCCGGCGCCCGTGCGTTCGGTGTCGCCCCCGTGCAGACGGCGGTGACCGGACTGGGCTCAGTGGTTCCTACCGTGGCGGCAGGCCTGGCCACCGGCGGCGCGTCGGTTCCGGCATCGCTGGCCACCATGGGCGCGATCGGCCTGGCGCAAGGGGCGGGTACCGTGAAGGGCGCCATCTACGACGACGTGCGCGAGCGCTCCACCGATGCGGGCATGAGTCCCGAGGATGCGCAGGCCGCGGCGACGCGTGCGCAGGAGTTCAGCGGCCCCAACGCGGGCAATATTGCCATCGGCGCCGGGCTGGGCGTGGGTGACGCGCTCACCGGTGTGACCAAGGTGGCCACTTCGATGCTGCGCCGCGGCGTGGGCAAGGCCGCGCTGGCCGAGGGCAGCACGCGCGGCGTCATGGCGCGCACCGGGCTTGGCATCGCGGGCGAAATGCCGCTGGAAATTGCCCAGGGCGGGCAGGAGAAGTACGCCGCCAACGTCGCCTCCGCGCGCCAAGGCTTCGATGTCGACCCGATGGAGGGCGTCGCGGCGCAGGGCACGCTGGAAGGATTGGCCGCAGCCGGTCCCGGCGCTGCCTTCGGTGCGTTCAACAAGGCGCACCCTGCACTAGTCACCCCGCCGCCGCCCGCGGCACCGCCCGCCGGCCCGATGACCGCCGCGCTGATCGCCGGTGGCCAGTGGAAAGCGCTGGGCGTTGCCGATCCGCAGGACGACCTCGCACGCCAGAAGCGCATCAGCGAGACCGGGCAGGCCTGGCAGGACATCGCCCCGACGACGCCGGCCGAGGATCTGGCCGCGCAAAAGCCACTCGAGCAGCGCGCCTCCGAGGAAGCCGGCGCCGCCGCCTCGCGCGCCACGGATGAACGTATTGCCGCTGTGGGCAAGCAGTGGCAGGACCTGGGCATCACGGACCCGTCTACCGACCTGCAGCGCCAGCGCGCGGGCCTGACCCCGGCCGAAGAGCGCGGCGTCGACGCCAACGCTGGCCCCCTGTCCGGCGCCGCTGCGATGGCGCTGAATGCCGGTGTCACGCAGGGCATGGAAGCGCAGAACGCCGAGACCGCCAACGACATCACCGACGGTGGAACCCCGTTTAAGGGCGCCATTCCCGCGCGCCGCGCTGCCGATAAGGCCGGGGAGGGCTGGAGCGTGGTGAAGGTGCAGGACGGCTATGTCGTTCGCCCCTCGCCCGAAGTCGTCCGGACCGCCGAGAGCGGCAAACCCACCGAACCTGCGAAGGCCACCGATGCGAAAGCCACCGCTGCCCAATCCGCGCCCGCCGCGGCTGCCCCGGTTCCTGAGACTGGCCGCACAGCGACTGCGCTATCACCCGCACCAGTTCCAGCGGCTGGACCTGCTGGCACTGGCGCTGACGCCAACCCGGCACTGAAGGGAGTTCCCAATGGTCAGCGACAAGGAGAAGGTACGCCACCTGCTGGAGTCGGCGCGGCGCGAGTCCAACCTGGCCCTGATCGAGCGCAACCGCCGGCAGTACGAACAGAAGCGCCAGGCAAGACGGCTGATGCAGCAGGCGCTGCAGGCGGCGCAACGCAAGGAGCCAAGCCGCTGACACTGGGCTCGATGCCCAACCAGGCCGAGCCTGTGACGGTCAAGGACGGCGTGATCCACGTAGGCAAGTTGCCGGCGCTGAACTTCGACACGGGCGCGCCGATCGTCGCCCCCCGGGACGCCACGGCCACGCAGATCAAGCAGCTGCTCAAGGACGCGGGCGCGGTCGGAAACAGGCAGAGATTCTTTGGTGGAACGGAGCAAACCAGTGCAGCGCAACCCCAGTCGCAAGACACTCAAACGCCAGTTGCAGCGCGACCTGGACCGCAGAAGGCCGAAGCCGGAGCAGCCGCCGCGCCAGCAGGAAACACCGCCGGCGTGGAAGCCGCTGGGGTAGCACGCCCGGCCAACTGGCGCACCAACTTCATGGTTGCCACGCAGGTCGCCAAGAGCGTCGGAATCCCCTACGAGCAGGGCCGCAAGCTGGCCGATCTGGTGGCGATGGTGGACGCGAAGGATGGCAAGGCGCCGCCCAACGAGAGCGACCAGGACCGCAGCAACCGCGAGTTTGCCGAGAACTATGGGCGCGTGACCGGGAACATCAAGGCGTCGACGGACAAGGAGATCGACCGCGCGATCATGTTCTCCGAGAAGCAGTTCTCCAACCTGCAACCCAAGGCGTGGGCCGGCGACGAGCAGGCCAAGCGCATGATGACGGCCTATGAGCAGGAAGCCGAGGGCCTGAAGCAGGAGCAGCGCATCCGCAAGGGGCAGGACCCCGTCACCGGCAAGAAGCCGGTTACGCCGCAGGTGCCGCCCGCCGCCAGCGCCAACACCGTATTCACGCAGGATGCCGCGGCAGTGGCGCGCGCGCTGATCAAGGCCCGCCTGGCTAAGCCCGCCGCCACGACGGACACCACCCCTGCCGCCGAAGTGCTGCGCGGCGCCGTGGACGTCATGCCCGCGGCCGACAAGGCCACGCTCGAGGCGCACTACGGTGAGAAGCCCGGCACTGCCGCCTTCTTCGACCGCGTGCGCGATGACGTCGCCACCTTCGTCAACAAGGGTGCCGCGGCCATTGCCTCGGGTATTCGCAGCATCATCAAGAGCCTGGCCGAGGGCGTGCTGGCGCTGGGCATCGTGTTCAACCCGATGGGGCTGAAGACCGACTACAGCTTCGATCTGCCCGCCGTCCACAAGCAGACCATCACCCAGACCCGGCAGGTGAAGGCCGAACCGCCGCTGGAGGCGATCGCCGGCATGTCCGGCCCAGCCATCACGGTCTACGAGAACATGGCCCCCACGGCCAAGACCTCGGGCAAGGGGTTCATCATCGCGGACAAGCCCGCGGGCATGATGCACGTGTTCGCCGCCGACGGCTCGCTGATCGCGCAGGACACAGCGCTGTACGGCAAGGACAAGGGCGACCGGATGGGCGTTTCGTCGCTCAAGGGTGGCCCGAAGGTGACCCCGGCCGGCGGGTTCGCGCTGCGCTGGGCTGAGAGTGAATACGCCGGCGGCCAGCAGCTGGAACTGGTGGGCTCCGAGGACGCGGACGGCGCGGTCATTGCCGTGCACGCCGCCTGGCTGGGCGACCCGAAAGAAAAGCGGGCCGAACGCCTAGCCAGCCTGACCGCCGATGACAACCGCATCAGCTACGGGTGCATCAACAGCGCCCACGACACATTCCTGAACAAGGTGCTGCCCGAGGCCCCGAACCTGGACGGCGGCATGGCCTTCGTGCTGCCCGACGAGTCGGACGCGGGCGCCCTGTTCCCGGCCGGCACGACCACCGAAACCACCACCATCGAGGCAGCCGAGCGCAACGCGCGCGAGGGCACCGTGGGCGGCCAGCAAATGGGCATGGGCGGGCGCGCTCGCACCGCAACCCGTTCGGGCACGCCGCCGCGCGGGCTGGATCCAGAATTGACGCAGGCCGGCATCACCATGGCCGGCTTCCACATCGAGGGCGGTAGTCCGACCTTCGCGTCCTATGCCCGCGCCATGCTGGACGACCTGGGCGAGGCCGTGCGCCCGTACCTGAAAAGCTGGTACATGGCCGTCAAGTACGACCCGCGCGCTGGAGATTTCAGCGCCAAGATGAGCACGGCGGGCTTCGTGGAGGAATTTGACCTCGCGCACATCGCGGCGCCGTCCGACAGCCCAGCGGTTGAAAAATCCGGCCCGAGCGCCGATACTGGAGACTCAAATGCCGCAGCAACACGCCGCCTGGATCAGTCAGGCACGAGCCCACTGGAAGGAATACCGTCCGGCGATGTACGCGCGCCTGCAGGAAAGCGGCCGGCTGGAGCAGGAGCTGCAGGAGGCCGCAACGGCGACCAGCCAGGCGGTGGCCGTGCTGACCCGGCAGGGCGCGACCTGGCAGGAGGCCTGGGAGCAGACCCGGGAGCAGTACCTGTTTCCCCCAGAGGAAACGCCGACGCAGCGCCAGCCGGAAAGCCTGGGGTTCAAGGCCCACAAGGGGCTGATGCGCGACCTGGGCGAGCTGAAGATGCCGGGCGAGAAGTAGCGCCCAACGCGCCGCCCATCCCGGCGCCGCAGTACACCCCGCCCGCAGACTTCACCATCGACGCCGAGCTCGCGCTGGGCGAAGGCGGGCAAAAGACCAAGTTCCGCAACAACGTCGCGGCGATCACTCTGCTCAAGAAGCTGCTGGCCGAGGGCTTGCAAGCCTCCGCGGACGAGCAGCAGGTGCTGGCCAAGTACGTCGGCTGGGGCGGCCTGCCGCAGGCCTTCGACGCCAACAACCGGGAATGGGCCAACGAGCACGCCCAGCTGAAGGAACTGCTGGACGACAAGGAGTTCTCGGCCGCGCGCCGCTCGACCCGCTACGCCCACTACACCAGCCGCGAAATCATTCAGGATGGTATCTACGCGGCGCTGCGCCGCTTTGGCTTCACCGGGGGCCGCGCGCTGGAAGGCGGCGCCGGCGTGGGCAACTTCATCGGGCTCATGCCGCAGGACCTGCGCGCTGCCGGCCGGGTGACGGCCATCGAGCGCGAGCCGATCGCCGCGGGCATTGCCCGCAACCTGTACCCGAACCAGAGCGTGCAGCTGGCCAACTTTACCGAGTTCAAGGGCACGGACGGTTACTTCGACGTGGCGATCGGGAATCCTCCCTTCGCCAGCGACCCGCAAACCGACCGGTCCGGACGCAAGCACCTGTCAGGGCTGTCTCTGCACAACTACTTCTTCGCCAAGGAAGTGGACATGCTGCGCGAGGGCGGCATCCTGGCGCAGGTAGTGACCAACAGCTTCCTGGACGCCGCAGGAGACAAGGCGCGCAGCTACATCAGCGACCGCACCCGGTTCCTGGGCGCCATCCGGCTGCCGAACAACGCATTCAGCAAGAACGCCGGCACCGAGGTCACCACCGACCTGATCTTTCTGCAAAAGCGCCCTGAGGCCGAGTGGGGCACCAAAGCCACCCGCGCCGAGGCCAAGGCCTGGCTGGACGTTGTCAAGGTCACCGACGCGCGCAAGGGCGTGGCCTTGAACATCAACCAGTATTTCAAGGACCACCCGGAAATGATGCTGGGCGACTTCGGCGCCCACGGCACGATGTATGGCCCAGACCAGCCGGCACTCGTTGCCCGCAAGGGGCAGGACACGTTGGCGATGCTCAAGGAAGCCGTCAAGCGCCTGCCCGATGCGGTGTACGTCGACCGCGCGACGCTCGGCACCGACGCCGCCGTCGACGCCGCGATCAAGGCGCTCACCCGCCCGCCCGTCCAGGAGGGCGGCTTCTTCGTGGACGAGCAGGGCATCCTGACCCAGCGCGTGAACGACATAGCCGGGGAGGCGCGCGGGCGCGAAATCAACGCCGAGACCCAGTGGACGGCCAAAACCAAGCTGGGCGAAGCCGGCGCGGCCAAGATCCGCTCGCTCGCTGCGATGCGAGTCACCCTGCGCTCGCTACTGGCGGCCGAACTGGCCGACGAGGTGGACAAGGCCACCGCACTGCGCGCCCAGCTGAACACCCAGTACGACGGCTACACCAAGGAGCACGGGCTGCTGAACGACACGGCGACGGCGCGGGTGTTCGATGACGACCCGGACTTTCCGCTCCTGCTGTCGCTGGAGCACAACTATGTGCCCGGCATCGGGATTGCCGCGGCCAAGCGCCAGAACCTCAAGCCCACCAAGAGCACGGCGACCAAGTCGCCCATCTTCAAGCGCCGCGTGGTCGACAGCCGCAAGGCCGTGCAGAAGGTGGAGACGCCTGCCGATGCGCTGGCCGTTTCGATGGCCGAGCGCGGCAAGCTCGATACCGCCTACATCGGCAAGCTGCTGGGCAAGGCGCCCGAGGACGTGCTGGGCGAGTTGAGCACCGGCGCCAAGCCGCTGCTGTTCCTGGACCCGGCCACCGACGAATACGTGCTGCGCGACGCCTACCTGTCGGGCAACGTGCGCGAAAAGCTCGCGCAGGCCAAGGCCGCGGGCTTGTCGACCAACCAGCGTGCGCTCGAGGCGGTGCAGCCGCACGACGTCGGCGCCCACGAAATCAGCGCCCGCGTGGGCTCGCCCTGGGTGCCCACGGCGGTCTACGAGGACTTCGCTAAGGAACTGTTCGGCGAGGGCACCACCGCCTCGATCAAGTACGTCAAGCTCAATAGCTCCTATGCCGCGTACATTCACGCCGGCTCGGACGTCAACGCCACCAACAAGTGGGGCACGAAAGACTACAGCGGCCCGGAACTGATCAGCGCGCTGCTGAACAACCGCACCATCAAGGTCACGTGGACGGACAAGGAAGGCACGCACGTGGACCAGCCGGCCACCGAGCAGGCCAACCTGAAGGCCCAGGAGATCCGTGAACGCTTTCAGGACTGGCTTTTCAGCGACGCGGCCCGATCCGAAGTGCTGGTACGCGCCTACAACGACACCAACAACAACTATGTGACGCGCGAGTACGACGGCACGTGGATGACGTTCCCGGGCAAGGTCCCCAATGACGTGATCAAGTTCCGCAGGCACCAGCGCAACGCGATCGCCCGCATCGTGCAGGACCGCACCGCGCTGCTGGACCATGTGGTCGGCGCCGGCAAGACCTTCACCGTGGTGGCCGCCGCAATGGAGCTGCGCCGCACGGGCCTGGCGCGAAAGCCCATGGTGGCCGTGCCGAACCATCTGGTCAAACAGTGGGCCGCCGACTTCTACCGCCTGTACCCGGGCGCCAACATCCTCACGGCCACCAAGAAGGACTTCGAGAAGATCAACCGCCGCCGCTTCCTGGCCAAGATCGCCACCGGCGACTGGGACGCCGTGGTCATCGCGCACAGCTCGTTCGGGTTCATCAAGCCCGGCACCGAGTTCGAGGCCAGCTTCAACGACCGGCAGGTGGCCCTGATCATGGAAACGATCAAGGCCGTGCAGGAAGAAGAAGGCGACGAGCGCGCCAAGAAGCGCACCGTCAAGCAGTTGGAGGGCATGCAGGAGCGCCTGGAGAACCGCATTGCCAGCCTGCGCGACAAGGCCATGGACGATCTGCTGGACTTCGAGCAGTTGGGCGTGGACCAGCTGTTCGTGGACGAAGCGCACATGTTCAAGAACCTGATGTTCTCCACCAAGATGCAGGGTGTGCAGGGGCTGGGCGACGCCAAGGGCAGCCAGCGCGCCTATGACATGTACGTGAAGTCCCAGGAGGTGATGGAAAAGAACGGCCGCGGGCAGGGGCTGGTGTTCGCCACCGGCACGCCGGTATCCAATTCGCTGGCCGAGAAGTACCACATGATGCGGTACCTGATGCCCCGGCAGATGCAGGAGCTGGGCTTCCAGAGCTTTGACGCCTGGGCCAACACCTTCGCCAGCGTCGAGCAGGTCTGGATGCAAAAGCCCAGCGGCGATGGCTACAAGGCCAGCAACCGCATGAGCAACTTCGTGAACGTGCACGAGCTGCTGAAAATGTTCGACCAGGTGGCCGACACGGTCACCATGGACGACATCAAGAAGGCCTACCGCGAGGAAAACGAGGGCAAGGAGTTCCCCATCCCGCCGCTGAAGACCGGGCGCCGGCAGCCCGTGTCGCTGGTCAAGTCGCCCGCGCAGGAGGCCTACATGGCCGACATCGCCGCGCGCGCGAAGGTGCTGGAAAGCCGCAAGGGCCCGCCGCAAAAGGGCGAAGACAACATCCTGGTGATCATGGGCGACGCCCGCAAGGCCGCCATGGACGTGCGCCTGGTGGACCCGGACGTGACCGAGCGCGAAAAGGGCGGGCGCATTGACAAGGCCGCCGACAACATCCTCACGCGCTATCGCAAGTTCAACGCCGTGCGCGGCACCCAGCTGGTGTTCTCCGACCTGGGCACGCCCAAGAAGCACGCCCAGGCCGAACTGAAGGAGTACGACGCGCTGCAGGCCCGCATCGACGCGGCAACCGACGACGTGCGGCTGCGCGCATCGCTGGGCGCCGAGGAAGCCCAGGCGCTGGTGGATGACGCCGAGGATGCCCAGGAGGCCATGGACAAGCAGGGTCCGGACTGGCTCACCGCCGTCAAGGCCGCCCAGCGCGGTTTCAGCGTCTACGACGACTTGAAGGATGCGCTCATCGGGCGCGGCATCCCCGAGCACGAAGTCGCCTTCATCCACGACTACAACACCGACGAGCGCAAGGCTACCTTGTTCCGCAAGGTCAACGCCGGCGAGGTGCGGGTGGTGATCGGCTCCACCGCCAAGATGGGCGCGGGCACCAACGTGCAGGAGCGCGCCGTCGCGCTGCACCATCTGGATGTGCCGTGGCGCCCGTCGGACGTGGAACAGCGCGAGGGCCGTATCGAGCGGCAGGGCAACAAGCTGCTGGAGGAAATCCCGGGCTTCGAGGTAGAAATCCTGGCCTACGTGACGCAGGACACGCTGGACATGCGCATGTGGCAAATCCAGGAGGTCAAGCTCAAGATGATCAACCAGCTGCGCACGCGGCAGATTGACCGGGACATCGACAACGCCTTCGAGGATATGGAAATGTCGGCCGGCGAAATGCAGGCAGCGGCGACCGGCAACATGGATTTGCTGCTGGAGATCCAGGCCCGCGCGGACATCAAGAAGCTCGAGCAGAAGGCGCGCAGCTTCGACGCGCAAAAGAGCGACCTCATCAACCGCAAGAGAAGCGCCGCCGCCCGGCTCGCGCAGCTGCCCGCGCAGATCAAGAGCGCCGAGGTGCTGGCCGAGGGCTCCACGCAGTACGCGCAGGCGATCGAGAAGCAGACCGCTGCTTTCAGCGTCAACCTGGACGGCACGGACTTCACTGACCGCCAAGCCGCCAGCGCGTACCTGCTGGAGAAAATCGACGCGCGCATTGCCGACCCGGACAAGAAGCCCGGCGAGGATGGTGAGCCGGCTACCAAGGCCGCACCGCTGGACGTGAGCATGAACGGCGAGCGCTACACGGCGCGCGCCAAGCTGCAGGAGGCCTGGAGCAACGCCGCCGGCGACCGCGACCCCATCCAGTGGCAGTACGAGGGCAAGACCTACAACCGCCGCAGCGCGATCGCCACGGCCATCCGGCAGCCCGTGGCCGACGCGTTGGCCGACGAAACGCAGGTGGTGCTCGGCAAGATCGGGCCGTTCGACGTGATCGGCGAGGGCCAGCAAAGCAAGTTATGGGGCTCCATGATCGAAGTCGTTCTCTCCTACAAGGGCGAGAAGATGGACAGCACGTTCAGCGCGGGCGAGAAGCCTGACACGCTGAAGATGGCCGAGCAGATCGCCTCATGGGCTGACCGCAAGGCCTATGGCGCCAAGTTCGAGCTCCAGCACCTGCAGGGCAGCCTGCGCAGCGCGCAAGAAGCCGCCGCCGATCTGGAAAAGGCCGAAGACCTGGGCGAGTGGCCCGACCGGCCCAAGCTGGAGGCCGCGCGCGAGAAGCACAAGGCGATTCTGGCCCGCCTGAACGGCGCCGGCGCCAAGCCCTTGACCGAGGCCGGCGACTACGACCCGGCCGGCGACAGCTCCGAGGCGGGCAACACCACGGACGTGGTCTTCTCCAAGAAGCCCGACACCGCCAGTCAGCGCGCCGCCGATGCGGCCACCCGCATGCAGCCCAGCGCCGTGCAGCAGGCCGTCTCCGAACTGACCCGCGACTGGCTGCGCAAGCCGGAAATCGTCATCCTGGAGAACATGCGCGACGATAAGGTACCGGCCGCGGTGCAGCGGGAATACCAGCGCCAGGAAAGCCAAGGCGGCTCAGGCGATGTTCAAGGCTTCCACATGAGCGGCACGGTTTACATCGTGTCCGACTCGATGAGGAACGCCCGGGACGTGCAGGAGGTGCTGTTCCATGAATCGCTGGGCCACTTCGGCATGCGCGGCTTCTTCGGCAAGGCGCTGAACCCGATGCTCGAGGAAATCGTCGCTACCCGGAAGTTCCAGGTGGCCAAGAAGGCGCGCGAGTACGGGCTGGACATGAGCAAGGGCGCCGACCGGCTGATGGCGGCTGAGGAAGTGCTGGCCGAGCTGGCGCAGACCCGGCCCGAGTTGAGCATCGTGCAGCGCGCCATTGCGGCGATCCGCACGTGGCTGCGCGAGCACGTGGCCGCGTTCAAGGACTTGGCGCTGACGGACGCGGAAATCATCAACCGCTTCATCCTGCCGGCGCGCGGCTTCGTGGAGCGCGGCACCTCGGGCAAGGCGACGTTCACCCGCGGGCCGGCAAGCCGTCCGCAGGCATCGCTTGAACCCCGCACCGACCGGGTGCAGTTCAGCAAAAAGTCCGTCTTGACCGGCCAGGACATCCCCAGCACGTGGCAGGGCCCGGACGCCTCCAAGCTGGACGACGTGATCTATTCGATGCAGGACAAGCACGTCGACACCCGCCGGGTGGTGCAGGCGGTGCGCGCGGCGATCGGCACCATTGACGACCAGCAGGACCCGTACCTGCAGGAAGAGCTGTTCCACGGCCGCGCCGCAATGGCCACCAAGGAGTTCCTGGAAAAGAGCCTGCGCCCGCTGCTGAACGACCTGCAGGCGCGCAAGGTGGATATGTCCGACCTCGAGGAATACCTACACAACCGGCACGCCGAGCGCCGCAACATCCAGGTGGCCAAGGTCAACCCGGCCATGCCCGACGGCGGCTCCGGGATCAAGACGGCCGACGCCCGTGCCTACCTGGCCGCTCTGCCGGCCGACAAGCGCGCCGCCTACCAGGCGCTGGCGCAGCGGGTGGACGCCATCAACCGCGAGACCCGGGCCCTGCTGGTGTCCTCCGGGTTGGAAAAGCAATCCACCATCGACGCCTGGCAAGCCGCCTACGGGGATGAGTACGTGCCCCTGATGCGCGAGGACATGGACAACGCCTCCACCGGCATCGGCCAGGGCTACAGCGTCAAGGGCAGCGCCAGCAAGCGCGCGCTGGGCAGCAACAAGCCGGTGGCCAACATCATCGCCAACATCGCGCTGCAGCGGGAAAAGACCATCACCCGGGCCGAAAAGCGCCGCATCGGCGAGGCGGTGTACGGCCTGGCCCTGAAGGCGCCGAACCCGGAGTTCTGGTTCGCGGTGGATCCGAAGCTGCAGCAAAACCCGGCCAACGTCACCGCGGCGGCCATCCAGTTGATCAGCATGGGGCTGGACCCGATGGACGCGGCCAGCATCGCCAAGGAGCCGACCCAAAGCTACATCGACCCGACCACCAAGCAGGTGACCCAGCGCATCAACCCGGCGCTGCGCAGCATGAACAACGTGCTGGCCGTTCGGGTGGACGGCGAGGACAAGTTCGTTTTCTTCAACCAGAAGGACGAGCGCGCGATGCGCATGGCCACGGCCTTGAAGAACCTGGACGCCGACCAGCTGGGCACCGTCATGGGCACAGTGGCCAAGATGACTCGGTATTTCTCGGCCATCAACACCCAGTACAACCCGATCTTCGGGGTGACCAACATCACGCGGGACGTGCAGACGGCCCTCCTGAACCTCAACTCGACGCCCTTGAAGGACCACAAGGCCGAGGTGATGAAGCACATCCTGCCGGCGCTGCGCGGGATCTACATCGACCTGCGCGACCACCGAGCCGGCAAGCAGCCGACGTCCTCCTACGCGCAGATCTTCGAAGAGTTCCAGCGCGAGGGCGGGGCCACGGGCTACCGCGATATGTACGCCAACGCCAAGGACCGGGCCGAGGCGATCGCCGACGAGCTCAAGGCGATCAAGCAGGGCAGGGCCATGAGCGTGGGCCGCGGCATCATGGGCTGGCTGTCCGACTACAACGAGTCGATGGAGAACGCCGTGCGCGTCTCGGCCTACAAGGTGGGCAAGGAGCAGGGCCTGTCCAACCAGCAGGCCGCGAGCCTGGCCAAGAACCTGACGGTGAACTTCAACCGCAAGGGGCAGGTGGCGCTGCAGGCCGGTGCGCTCTATGCGTTCTTCAATGCTTCGGTTCAGGGCACGGCGCGGATTGCGCAGACCGTGTTCGCCGACGGCAAGCTGTCCGCCACGGGCCAGAAGATCATGGCCGGCGGGCTGCTGCTGGGTGCGATGCAGGCGCTGCTGCTGGCCGCCGCGGGCTTCGATGACGACGAGCCGCCGGACTTCGTGCGCGAGCGCAGTCTGGTGTTCCCGGTGGGCGGCGGCAAGTACGTGTCCATCCCCATGCCGCTGGGCTTTCACGTCATCCCCAACCTGGGGCGGATCCCGACCGAATGGGCGATGGGCGGATTCAAGAACACACCCAAGCGCATCGGGCAGATGGTGGGCCTGTTCGCCGACGCCTTCAACCCGATGGGCTCGGCCGGGCTGTCGCTGCAGACCCTGACCCCGACCATCATCGACCCGCTGGCCGCGCTGTCGGAGAACAAGGACTGGAGTGGCCGGCCGATCGCCAAGAAGGACTTCGATGCGATGCACCCGACGGCAGGGCACACCCGGGCGCGCGATACCGCCACCCCTTGGGCGCGGCTCATGTCCTACGGGATGAATGCGCTCACGGGCGGGACCGACTTCAAGCCGGGCGTGGCCAGCCCGATGCCGGACCAGATCGACTATCTGATCGGCCAGGTCACCGGCGGCGTGGGCCGCGAGGTGGGCAAGCTCTCGCAGGTGGCCAGCGGAACCCTGTCGGGCGAAGAAGTGCCGATGCACAAGATCCCGCTGGTCGGGCGCTTCGTGGGCACCACCGAGGGCCAGTCTGCGGAGTCCTCGCGCTTCTACAACAACCTGCGTGAGCTCGGAGCGCACAAGGTCGAGATCGACGGGCTGCGCAAGGAGAACCGGGGAGCCGAGGTGCTGGGCTACATCCGGGACAACCCGGCCGCGGCGCTGGTGCCGATGGCCGAGCGGGCCCACCGGGAGGTCGCCAAGCTGCAGGCGGCCAAGCGGGCGCTGATCAACAAGGGCACGCCGCCCGACCAGGTGAAGTTCCTGGACATGCGCGCCACCTCGATGATGAAGGCGCTGAACGAACGGGTGCGGACGACTGAGGGGGGTTAGCGCAGGAAGGGCCAGATCATGGCCAGCACCGGGGAGGCGAGCAGCAGGCCGATCAGGACCAGCCAGGTCGCCTGCATCTTGTCCTTGTCCACCCGGGCGACGTACCACAGCACGCCGCACCAGACGATGGCCAGGATGATCAGTTCGGGCATCCCCGCATTGTAGCCAGCGAACCCCCCAGTCCGGGATGACTGCGCCGCCTGCCGGCCCGACAGTGCGGTCATGGCTTGCATGCTCAACACTGCCGGGGTTTCCCATGGATAGGCTCGACTTGGAGTTTGTCCAGGGCAAGACGTTCACCAAGGTGATTCGCTGGGAGACTGAGCCCTTCATCTACAAGGCCATTTCCAGCATTTCCAAGGCGGGCCCGGCGCGCATCGTCACTATGGTGGACCACACGGTTCCCGACGGCTGGCGCGTGGCGGTGGTCTCTGCCGGTGGCATGCGCCAGATCAACGCGGCCAACAACCCCCCGAAGGAGCGCGACTTCAAGCGCGCCACGGCCATCAACGCCACCACGGTGGACCTGAACACCGTCAACAGCTCCGAGTACAGCACCTACACCTCGGGCGGTTACCTGCAGTTCTACACCCCGGCGAGCCTGGCCGGCTGCACGGCGCGGCTGGTGGTTAAGAACCGGGTGGGCGGCACCGTGCTGCTCACGCTGACCCATCTGAGCGGCATCACCTTGAACGATGCCGACAAAACCATCACGGTGACCTTCACCGCTGCCGCCTCTGCCGCATACACCTGGACGCGCGGGGTGTACGAGCTGGAGATCGAGGACGCCGACGGCGTTGTCACTGGCCTTTACTACGGTTCCATTCACGTCACCCCCGAGGTGGCAACAGCCTGATCTAAGGAGTTCCCACCATGTCCATTTCCAACACCACTGAGAACGCGATTCTCGACCTGATCTTCTCGGCGACCACTTGGGCGAACTACGCGATCAACGCGACGGCTTCGCCCGAAACCAACATCATCACCACACTGAACACCGCCGACCCGGGCGATGCCGGCACTGGCTCGACCAGTGAGGTGACCTATACCTCGTATGCCCGCGTCAACGTGGCGCGCTCAACCGGGTTCGGGGCGGCCTCTGGCGGCAGTGTGTCGCCGGCGGCGGCCATCACCTTCCCGGCGGGTACCGGCGGGTCCGGCACCGCGACCCACTTCAACTTCACCAAGTCAGGCGGCGGCGCCAGCGTGAACATCGTGTCGGGCACCGTGACCCCCAACATAGTCACCGGCAACGGGGTCACCCCGCAGTTGTCCACCGCCACCGCAGTCACCCTGGACTAATCCGCCCCGCACTCAAGGAGAAAGATGCCATGACCATCGTACAGATCAAGGGCGCCGCGCCCGATCGCTATCGCGCCTATGCCCAGGCCACTATGACCCGCAAGCCCAGCGTGGAAGACCACTTGGCGCTCTCCAAGAAGGGCAAGAAGTTTGCTCCAGGCGCTCGGGTCAGGTATGCCGTCGAGCAAGTCGCGGCCGAAGGCGAGCTGGCGGGCGGGGCGCTGAAGTTGTCCCCCGGGCCCGACACCGTGATCACCAAGGTGGTGTTCTATCGCGGCCCGGTCGAATCCGAGGTGGTGGTCGGCTCGCTCGATGTTGGAGCCCCCGGGGATATCGCCATCGACTTCGAACTGGTGGCCGAGCCCGAAGCCGCCGAGGCCGTGCAAGGCGAGGTCTCGGAAGCCGACCTGGCGGGCGAATAAATGTCGGCAGCCGGCATGCGCGCGCTGCTCGAGGCGGGCGACGTCGAGGCGTTGCGCTCGGCTTGGGCGCAGCTGGCCCCACATCTGCCACGGCACACCCGGGCCCAGGCGGAAATCGTGATGCACCACGCGCGCACCCAATGCGAGGCAGTCACGCTGCCCAAGCGGGCCTACTCGCACCGCTGGCTAATCGAGCGGGATCTTCCGTCCGGGCTACCAGACAAGCTCAAGCCGAGCGCCGAACGACTGTATCCCAAGGTGGTTACGGCCGTGGGGATCGGCAGCATCTGCTCCAAGGGCAGGGAATGGATGCAGCCCGCGTTGGGGCTGATTCGCGGCGCGATGGAGCAGGCGGTGCAGGAGTGCTACGCCGAGGGCCACACCGATCCTGGGTTTGTCAGCGCCCGCATGGCCGAGGCGAGAGGCCGCGAGCAAAAGCACCTGTTCGGATCGCTGATCGGAGGCCGGTAAATGGCCTACATCGACGACGCCCCCCGGGTAGCCGAAACCACGACGACCACGGGCACGGGACCGCTCACGCTGGCCGGCGCCTACGATGCGAGCCGGCGCACCTTCGCCTCGGTGTGCTCGACCTCGGACACGGTGCCGTACTTCATCGTCGCTGATGATGACCAGTGGGAGCACGGCAAGGGCACCTACAGCGCGGCCAATGAACTGACCCGCACCACGGTGTATGCCAGCTCGAACGCGGGCTCGGTGTGCACGCTGACGGCCGGAACCAAGGTGGTGTTCCTCGGAGATCCCGGCACGGCGCGAAGCCTGCTGTTCGCGGCGAGCAAGACGACGCCGGTATCGGCCGACCGCTTCGCGCTGATGGACAGCGCTGACTCCAATAAGCTCAAGCACGTCACGTTCGCCAATCTGGTGGCGGCGCTGGGCGCACCTCCGACCAGTGGCGGCACGGTGGACGCCAGTGGTTCGGTGACGCTCACCAACGCATCGAGCCAGGCCCACAAGCTCGCGCCGACTGCCAACGGCGACTATGTGAAGCTGCCGGACGCCACGACGATGACCGAGGGCGGCTCGCTGTTTGTGCTGGGCAACCCCACGCCGTACTGGGTCCGGGTCATCGACAGCACCAGTGTTATTCGGGGCTTCATCCCTCCAGGGTGCACGGTGTCCGTTTCGCTGGCCGACAACGGCACGGCCGCCGGGGGCTGGTCGCTCAACGGCGCCGCGCTTTTCGGAGTGACTGCGACCTACCGCAGCTCCACGCAGGGTTATTTCAAGCGGGCGCAGTTCCATGACCTTGGCACGTCCCGCACGCTGATCGTGGTGTGCACGGGCAACGGGTCCGGGGCTGGGGCCTTCAAGGCCGTTGTGCACGACGCCAGCGATAACACCTGGGGGACGCTGACCACCATACGGACGCTGGGCAGCGGTATGTCGGAGCGCGTCAACTCCTTGCTGCTAAGCACGGATTTCGCCCTCGTCGTGTCTAGCAATAACGGCACCGAGCTGGAAGCGGTCACGCTGTCCATCAGCGGAAAGACGATCACCGTCAATACCGCAGGAACCGCTACGGCGGCGGGTACTGTCAGCATGATGGGGGACATCGTGCTGCTCGGCACGAGCGCTGTGTTTTCGTACCACCGATCGACCACGACGACCGCGCTGCGCGCCGTCACGATCAGCGGCACCGCAGCCACCATCGGGGCGGAGGTCGCGACGTCCACGTCAGCCGCCACCCCGGATTGGCACAACGCCGCCCACCTGTACGCGGTCACATCGTCCATCGTCCTCGCCATCGGCGTCGTCAGCAATTCCGCCGCCGGTTACGCAAAACCCTACACGCTCAGTGGCAGTACGTTGACCCTGGGGACGGGCACCACCTTCGGCACCGCAACCGGAGGCCCCGCCCTGCGCACGCTGTCGATTGGTTCGCGGTGGATGGTCATGTGGTGTGAGGGCGCGGGAGGTTCAACCATGTCTGCGGCCGTCATTTCGGTATCCGGCACGACCGCGAGCCTCACCAGCGTCACGTCCGTGTTCACCGGGCTAGGCGCGGAATTCAACGTAGCGCTAGTTGTCGACGCGCAGCGCATCAGCAGCAGCAAGGTATTGGTGGTGGGCAGGAACGCGACGGTGCTGAGGACCAACTTGCTGGTGGACACAGCGGGAACTATCTCAAAAGGAACCGAGTACGACCCCGACTTCGCTTCCCAAACGTGGACATCAGCGACCATCGTTTCTGTGACTGGCAACGATGCCCGACTGTATCTGCCGGCAGTTGCGGGGCTCGGGCTCGTCGTCACGCTGGACTGCTCTGGCACTTCCCCCGTTGCCACTTACGCCGATTACCTGACGCCTGCTGCGAATCCCGCCTACCCTTCGTACAGCAAAGAAGTGACGGCGCATCCTTCGATGCTGAAGTGCGGCCTGGGCTGGGCCTCGATCTTGTCGGCGCCCATCACGGCGGTGAGCTTGCCGATCGTGGTGGGGGCCACCGAGGCATTCGTACTGCCCACCCCGGCTCCATTCATTTTCCAGCCGTCTCGCAACGACCAGGGCGCGGGCACGTTCAACCAGACGGCTCGCATCTCCGATTACGCAGCGTGGCACTCGTTTGATCTGGGGACCAATCCACCGTGCTTCACGCTGAACAAGATCGAGGGCGCACAGCCCTAAGCGCCCATGGGCTCGCTCGTTCGCACCGCCGCTGACTCGTTGGTATGGGACTGGCCGGCTGGCGTCACTGAGGTTACCGCCGAGGCTCTTGGCGGCGGCGGCGCGGGCGGCCTGGCCAGCGCCAATCCGGCGAACTGCGGCGGCGGCAAGGGCGGCAGCTACGCCAAGAAGGTCATCACAAAAGGCGTCGAGAGCTCGCTAACTCTCGACGTAGGCGCCGCTGGCGAGGCCTCCACCATCGTCCAGAACGGCAGCACTGTGCTGTCTGCGGCGGGCGGTGCGAACGTAGCGACGGACAGCCCCACAGGCGCGAGCGCGCTGGTTGGCTCCAACACCGGCGACCTGACCTACGCAGGCGGCAACGGCGGCAATGCGGTCGGCACGAACACCAGTTCTGGCGGCGGCGGCGGTGCGGCAGGCCCCGGCGGTGTAGGCGGCGCTGGGTCAGGTGGGACGGCCGGAACGCCTGACAACACGGTGTTCAACAATGGTGTTGATTACACCGGCACGTCGGGCGCTGGCGTTGCTGTTCGCAATGCCGGAAACAACGGCACCAGCTACGGCGCGGCGGGGTCGGGCGGGAATACCAACCAGGCCACGAACCGGACGGGCGGGACTGGAGCACAGGGCATCATCGTCCTGACATGGGACGACCCGGTATCAGACGGCGACGGCAGCGCCAGTGGCACCAGCACGGTGACGGCGGAAGGCGTTGCCCTGCATATCGCCGAGGGCGCGGCGGGTAGTACGTCGACGGTTGAGGCGGTCGGTGTCGGGCTCAACGTCGCGGACGGATCGGCGGCGGGGACGTCCACGGCGGCAGCGGTCGGGGAAACCACCGCGGCTGCGCCCGGCAGCGCAGCAGGCATCGGGGACGCCGAGGGTGTCGGCGAGTCCACTGCCGTATCGGCTGGCGCGGGCGCGGGCACGGGATCGGCAACGGCGGCGGGCGAATCGACGGCCGTTGCTGTCGGCGCATCCGATGGAACATCCTCGGCGCTGGCGGTTGGCGAAGCCATCGCGGTCGCTGTCGGCGCCGCGGCAGGAACATCCACCGCCGATGCTGTCGGCGAGGAAGCCGGGCCGCCCTCGGCCATCGTGCTGGACGGCTTCGGTATCGGCGCGGCCGACTGGGGCGTCGAGCCCTGGGGCGGCGGGCTGTACGCGCAGGACGCGACCAGCGCAGGCGCGGGGGCGGCGGCTGGAACATCGACGGCGGCAGCGGTAGGCGAGTCCACGGCAGGGGCTGCAGGCGCTTCAGCGGGCACCTCCACGGTCACGGCCGTAGGCGAGTCAACGGCGGCAGCAACCGGCGCAGCGGCGGGTACGTCGACGGCAGAGGCTGTCGGTGGTGCAATCTTCATCGGTGTCGGCGCGGCTTCTGGCACCGGCACAGCAACGGCGGTCGGCGAGACTACGGCCGTCTCAGTCGGGGCGGCTGCGGGCACCTCCACCGCGAGCGCACCGGGCGCCTCCACGGCCGCCAGCGCAGGCAGCGCCGCAGGGACTTCCACGGTCACGGCTGCGGGCGAATCCACCGCCGTAGCCGCGGGCGCTTCGGACGGAACCTCGACGGCATCGGCGGTTGGCGCATCGACCGCAGTGGCAGCGGGCGCGGCGGCCGGAACAGGAGCGGCCAGCGCGACGGGGGAATCAACCGCCGTTGCCGCAGGTGCTGCCGCAGGAACCTCCACCGCGACGGCTGTTTCCGAGGATCTGAGCGTCAACACCGGCAACGCGGCCGGCACCTCCACGGCGCTCGCGGTCGGGGTTGCCCTGCACATCGCTGTTGGCGCGGCGAGCGGGACGTCCACCACGTCGGCCGCAGGCGAATCGACGGCGGCTGCCACGGGAGCCGCCTCTGGTACGGCAACAGCCACCGCGGCAGGCGCCGGGATTGCGATCGCTGCGGGCTCGGCCTCGGGCACATCGACTGCCACCGCGACGGGCGCGGCCACCGCATCGGGCGCCGGCGCGGCGGACGGCACCAGCACCTGCGAAGGCTTCGGGTTCTCCGTCTTCACTGGCGCGGGCTCGAGCACGGCAACCAGCACCGTTACCGCCGTCGGTGAAGCCACGGCGGTCGCTGTTGGTTCTGCGGCAGTCACGTCCACGGCCCTGGCCTACGAGTGGCGCCAGCTGGACCAGACCCACATGGTCAGCCTGCTGCAGCTGCGCGGCGAGCTGTATCACACCTCGGTGTTCTGCGAAGCGCACGTCACCACACGGGTGGACGCCGGCTGCCACACCTCGGTTTTCAACGAGGCCCATGCCACCACGCGTAGCGCACCTGAAGAAGTTACGGCGCGTCTGGCGGATACCGAACTGAGTTTCACCGAGCCATGAACCTGTTCCACAAGATTTTCATCGTGCTCGCCGTCGTGACGGCGATGTACGCCTGCAGTTGGCTGACCGAACGGGTCGCATGCCAAACCACTGACGCAACTGGGAGCGCGCCATGACCGACAACACTCAACACGCCATCGACGGAACTTTGGCCGCCGTTGGCACCAAGGCAACCTACACCGGAGCAGGAGCCGCTTCGGTGAGCTGGTTTCTCTCCAGCGAGTTCGGCATCCTTGTCGGCGTCGTGATCGGGGTGGCTGGTCTGATCGCGCAGATTTACTACAGCCGCAAGCGCGACAAGCGAGAGCAGGCGATATACGAGCTGAAGATGACGCTGCGCAGCGACAGGCATGAACTGCTGGACCAGGGGGCGGACGAGTGACTGAAAAGCTCATCAAAGGCAAGTTCATCGTCGCCGTGCTGGGCGTGCTGGTGGTGTTCGCCCTGTCGATGGCCGACAAGCTCGACTCGACGCAGGCGGGCCTGTCGCTGGTTGCCATCGTCACGGCGTTCCTGCACTTTGAGGACAAGCCGTGAATCCGCGCATTGTCGTTGCCGCGCTGTCGCTGTCGGCGACTGCGTTCATCGGCATTGCCGTGAGCGAAAACTACACCGAGACGGCGGTTATTCCGACGAAAAACGATAGGCCCACGGTCGGCCTGGGGTCGACGTTCAACGCTGACGGTACGCCCGTGAAGATGGGTGACAAGACTACCCCGGTGCGCGCGATCGTTCTGGCCGGCGCGCACATTGCCAAGGAAGAGGCCAAATGCCGCGATTCGCTGCCGGACGTGAAACTGCATCAGGCTGAATACGACATCTACTGCGGCGACTGGACCTACCAGTACGGCTCTGGCGCGTGGTCAAAATCCTCGATGCGCCGCGAACTGCTGGCGGGTAATTACCGGGCCGCGTGCGATGCGCTGCTGCTGTACCGATTCTCGGGCGGATACGACTGCTCGACACCCGGCAACAAGCGCTGTGCCGGCGTGTGGACGCGGCAACTCAAGAGACATGCGGCCTGCATGGCGGCGCAATGACCGGCCCCGCCCGCATGATCCCCGTGGTTCGCCTCATAGACGATCTCGCCCGGCAAGAGCTGAGGCTGAAGCTGGCTGGCGCTTTCGCTGAAGCCAACGGCATCCGGGACGCCATCGTTCGCATCCTTCGCCTGGCCGATGAGGGCGACACGAGCATTGACCAAGGGGAAGACTGATGTACGTCTACGTCGCCATCGCCATCATTGCCGCGCTGTCGGCCGCCACCGGCACGTGGAAGGTGCAGGAGTGGCGCTACGGCGCCAAGGAAGCCCAGCGCTTGGAGCAAGCCCGCGAGGACCGGGCCATGCGCGAGAAGACCATCGACCACGCCGCGGTCGGCCATGAGAAGGACAGGGGTGCGCTGCGCACCGAGTTCATCACCATCACCCAGGAGGTGGAACGTGTTATCGAAAAGCCTTTCTATGTTGCTTCTGAGCTGTGCCTTGATGGCGACGGGCTGCGCGAGCTCAACGCCGCCCGCACTCCTGCCGCCCTTGCAAGCCAGCCTGCGCGAGCCGTGCCCGGACTTGCCCCAGGTCGCTGGTGGCAGCCGCGCCGAGAACCTGAAAAGCAGGATTGAGGACGCGCGCATGTACCGCGAGTGCCAGAGCAAGCACCGCCGGACAGTCGAAGCGTGGCCAAAATGAAACCTCGCACCTCCCACCTTCGCCGCGCCTGGAATGTCTGGTGCGTGCTGCCCGAAGTCATCCGCATGGCAACGCTGCTGATCTGCTTCGTGGCGCTGGCCTGGCTTTCGGGCTGACCCCCCCGCAGGGTTTCACGTCGCAGCCCCGCGCGCGCAGAGTGCAGCTTCAACTTCCATCCACCACCTGAAGGAGTTTCCTCATGGCCATCACCTCCCGCTCACGCTTCTCTACCGCCATCGCCTGCGGCCTGATCGTCGCGGCCAGCATCGTGAGCACGTCCACCACAGCAATCACCACGGGCGCCGCCAACACGATCATCGCCATCAGCGACGCGTGGCGCTGGGTGACCGACCTGGTGCTGGCGCCCTTCAAGGTCGCCGCGGCCGCCGTGGTGAAGAACCTGCCGGGCCCGGCGCTGGCGCTGATCGCGGCCAAGCAGTACCTGACACGACAGGTCAAGCGCGAGAAGCCCCAGCTCTCGCCCTCCTGGCGGATGTGCCCATCCGCTTAACCGAGTCTCCGGGCGGGGGTGTTCATCGAGCTTTGCCCCCGTCTTTCAAGCCCTCCGCGCTTCACGGCCCGGGGGGCTTTTTTCATTCAGGCGCGGGCGGTCCAGGTGGTGTTGCGAATGTGCCGGCCCTTGGGCTGATCGGCCATCGAGTGGCCCAGCGCGGCCAGGCGCTTCAGCACCTCGGCCTCAGTGCGCCGCGAGCGCATCGCCATCGTGAACGGCGTGCAACCCCACGACCAGTCCTCCAGCAGGTGCGCATCCTGCCAGTCATCCCACGGCTCGTTGATCATGCTGGGGCGGTAAGCGGCGAACATCAGCGCTTGCCCTTCAGATCGCTCGGGCTGCCAGGTGCCGGACCGCCGAGGGCGCTCGTGTCGTCCATGCGGCGCAGCTGGGCCTCTTCCGCTGGCGTCTCCGCGATCTTCAGCACGGTACGCGTGCTGGGGTCCGGGCGAATCGCGCCGTGCTTTGCGGCCTCTTCGGCCGTCATCGCCCAGTTCGACAGGTACTCCCGCGCCTTTGGCCCGGCCCACGGCTTGGGGGGCAGGTACCACCTGAACTGCTCGACCTCTTTCATGCCGGCCGGAACTCCCCAGCCATGTCACGTACGCAGATGAGCTCGGCCTGCGCGTCGTCGGCCAGGAACTTGGCGCACAGATCCTCGCCGTCCAACACGAGCTCGACCGGCTCGGGAGGCGAGCCAATCGGGTCGATGTAGATGAAGCGGCCGGGGGTAGTCGGAGTCTGCAT